TCGCCTAGCTGACAGGGCGGCGGCTCTCACCCTTTGTAGACTTTGCTGATCAGATCAGGTATACTTTGCGTAAGGCTTAACCCCGAATCAAGGAGAACAAGATGGCAGCCGCAACGAAGAACCCGTATGTAGGTAAAGGATCAGCCGGTCAGAACTCGCTGGCTCGGCGCGAGAAGACCGCCAAGGACGGCAAGTGCCAGTGGTGTCATGTCAAAGTGCCGCTGGAGGAGCAGTTCGTCGTCTTCAACGACTTCGAGAAGGAAAAAACGGTCAAGTCGAAGAACGCGGCGAAGCCCGGCCGCGAGAAACTGTCGCACTACTGCGACGACTGCGCGACCAAACGGCAGAAGATCAAGCAGGCAGGGGACTTCGACAAGGCGAGCGGAAAACCTCGCGGCCGTAAGCCCGGTGCCAAGAAAACGGCCAAGCCGAAGGTCACCAAGAAAGCGGTAGCCAAGAAAGCAAAGGCTGACAAAAAGCCCGGCAAGAAGCGCGCTGTGGTCCGTCGCAAAAAGTCGGCCAAGGCGAAATCAGCTACCAAGAGCGATCCCTTCTAGAGTTCACTCGCACCGGGATGGAGAAAGGCTCGGCTTCGGCCGGGCCTTTCTTTTGCTTTACTTTGAATCAGAAATAGGCTATACTCATAACTATGAGCTACCTACCTACCACACAGGAGAACAAAATGCTTAACGGATTTGAGTCAGCGTTGATGGCCCGCCGCGAGGCGCTACGTTCCCAAGAAGCTCCTAAAGAGCTGAGTGAGGGGAACATCGACCTTCTGGTCTCTATCGCTAGAGACTCTAAGCACTCAGACCAAGCTCGCGCCTTGATTCTGTTGATCAAAGAGAACGCGCGCCGTAATGCGGCTGGCGAAGAGCCGATTCGGGTTCGCTAAGCTAGGCGGGCACTCGGCAGCCGTGATTCCCTCTGTCGCCTTGGTGTAGGCACGGGACTGGGCTCTACGGATGGCGGTGGAGGGCGGCTCCTAGGAAGCCGCCCTCTGCACGTCTGGGGTGAAAGGTCGCAAGTACCAGGGGCTTTTCGCTCGGCATCGCCCGTAATCGAGGCGGGCTGCGCTGAGCGGCGTATACTTTCACGCCTAGATGGCGACGGCAACCAAAGAGGTCTCTAGGCGAAAGCCAAAATCAGCCTCTCGGAAATCCGTCAAGAGGTATCCGATGAAGGAGCCGGACGGCCACTGTAACGGCCGTAAAACTGGGGACAAGGGGTACTGCAAGGCTGTAGCTGGACGCGACACCTGGCATCCCGGAGTGGGCCGCTGTAGCCGTCACGGAGGCGCGTCGCCAACCTACACTCCTGAAGTCTACAGGCTGAGGGCGAAGCAGGAAGTCAAGCGCTATAGCCTGCCCGTCAAAGTTGATCCGCATACTGCCCTACTCAGCGAGCTTGAACGTACGGTCGGCGTTGTTCAGTTCCTAGACTTCAAGGTCAACACCCTGGAGCATGAGGGAGACGAGGCCAACATGGTCGGCCCGGTAGGCGGGGCTCAAGGCGGCTTCCCTGAGTTCAAGCCGAACGTCTACTGGGTTATGTGGCAGTCGGAGCGTAAGCATCTTGAAGACGTAGCCAAGAGCTGTATAGCGGCCGGTATCGAGGAGCGCCGCGTACAGCTAGCCGAACGCCAGGGTGAGCTGATCGCTCAGGCTATCACCGGCGTACTAGATGAGCTGCTACCGGATTGGCGCGACAACGAGCAGGCACCCAAAGTTGTCCGCAAACATCTGACCTTGCTTAAGGGCGGTCAGCAAGAGGTCGCAGCCGCGTGAATCGTCCGGGTGCGAATCGAGGACAGCACCGCTGCGCTGCTAGCCTAAGCGCGCGAGCTGAGCATCCGGTCGAGGGGCGGGTGAGCGGCGACACTGCGGCGGTCGCTCCCCGCCCACCTTCTTCTGAGGTACCGGCGTGAGGCTTCCCTGGGGCAAGAAGGCGAGGGGAAGGCGAGCCTTTGATGAAGGCGTAGCCGATGAGGAGAAACGGATCAGAGACTCGATGCGTACGCTTCGAGGCGAGCGCATGGGGGACGACACCGAACCTCGTGATATGGACTCTGGCGAACGCGAGTCTTACCAGATGGGTAGGAACCACGCTCAGACCAAGGCCGGGTTCTTCGGATGATCAAGGACGGTATGGAACTCTGGATCGGCCGACCGAAGGGTAAGGGCGGCGTCAGGGTTGATTCGGTACTAGGGTGGATCATCCTTCTGTTTCCGTCAGCGAAGAAACTCTGGTTGTTCTGGTGACCACCGCTGTAGCCGATCCGTTTGACCTAGCGGCCGATTTGATCGACCCGCCTATGAAGGGCGCGGCGCTCTACCACGACAGACCGCGAGGTTTCATCGAAGAGTGCTTCATATGGGAGAAGGACAAGGAGCCGACTGAGTACCAGCTAGAGGTAGCGGACCTCATCATTGTTGAACATCGGGTTTCGGTTTGTGGGCCTCACGGACTAGGCAAGACCGCTTTCGCCTCATGGATCGTTCTCTGGTTCGCCCTGACCCGCGACGCGATGAATGAGGACTGGAAGGTACCCACCACCGCGAGCGTATGGCGTCAGCTTGAAAAGTTCCTCTGGCCGGAGATCCACAAGTGGGCCAAACGGCTTGACTGGGAGAAGCTAGAGCGCCGCCCCTTCATCGAAGGCGACGAGCTACTAGACATGGCGCTCAAACTGCGTACAGGCGAGGCGTTCGCCGTAGCGTCGGATGACCCGGCGAAGATCGAGGGCGCTCACGCCGATCAGCTTCTGTACATCTACGATGAGAGCAAGGCGATCATCGACAAAACCTTTGACGCTAGCGAGGGCGCGTTCTCCGGAGCAGGCGAGGACACGGCCAGCGAAGCCTTCGCCCTAGCTAGCTCTACCCCAGGTGAGCCCAACGGGCGCTTCTACGACATTCAGAAGCATAAGCCCGGTACCGAGGATTGGGCGACGCGAGCGGTGTCGAAGGAAGAAGTCATCAAGGCCGGGCGGATGTCCAAAAAATGGGCTACCCAACGGAAGAAGCAATGGGGCGAGGAATCGGCTGTCTATCAGAACCGCGTTGAAGGCAAGTTCGCCTCTAGCGAGGAGGACACCGTCATTCCGCTCAGCTGGATCGAAGCGTCCAACGAGCGCTGGCTAGCTCTGTTCGATGACGACGGCGATCTACTTGACCCGGTCAGGCCCATCGACAACATCGGCGCTGATGTAGCACGCTCAGGTAAAGACAAGACCGTGCTTGCCCTGCGAAGCGGGGCTGTGCTGTTGGAGTTGAGGCGTTACACCCGCCAGGGAACGATGGATACCCAAGGCCGGATCGAGGGCGTACAGCGAGGCACCGACGCCTGGGCGACCATAGACGTGATCGGCATAGGCGCGGGCGTAGTAGACCGGAATATTGAGCGTGGCCTACCTACGGTTGCTTTTAACGCCTCGCGCAAAACCGAAGTTCTCGATATGAGCGGTGAGCTTGAATTCGTGAACTGTCGTGCCGCGTCGTGGTGGAACCTACGCGAGCTGCTAGACCCGGACGCTTCCACCGAGGCAATCGCCCTTCCGCCCGATGACATGTTGACTGGTGACCTAACCGCCCCTCACTGGAAGGTTATGAGCGGCGGTCGTATCCAGGTCGAGTCGAAGGACGACATAGTCAAACGGCTAGGCCGGTCTACCGACGATGGCGATGCCGTAGTCATGGCATTCTGGGAAGGCCAGCTGGAGGATATGGAGTGGGTCGAAGAAGAAGACGATGAGGATCGCGTCGAGATAGGGGTTGACCTCTGATGAGCTTCTGGCTTCGCGTCTGGCCGTGGGGTCAGAAAGAAAAGGAAGAACTTGGCGGTGGCGGAGGAAGCTTGCCTGAAGCTGAAGGCTGGCATGTAGTCGGTAAACCAGGCGAGCCTGCATTCCAGACGGGCTGGTCTAACTTTGAAGAACCGGGTTTCGTTCCGGTACCGCTGAGGTTCCGTAAGGACGAGCTTGGCGACGTGATCATCGAGGGATTCGTTCAGTCCAAAGGCGGTGAAGGAGTCGGCCGCGACATCTTCATCCTGCCGGCAGGGTTTCGACCTGGGGCAATAACCATGTTCCCTCAAGCGGCCAACTCGCAGGGATACCGATTGGACATCTACCCGGATGGCAAAGTTCAATTTGTTAGTTCCGCCATCGCCTTCATAACAGTGATAGCGAGGTTCCGACCCGAATGAACAAACCGGATAACAAAACGCCGCAGCCCGTTGACAAGAGGGAGAAGCTGCTCGATGGAGCTAAGCGCCCGCGTCGTCCCGGCTACCCGCCGCAACCCGAACCGAAAAGGAGCAAATCATGACCGACACCGCGCAGATGCCGCAGCATTCCTTTGGCTGGAAGCCTTCGCTCCCCGACTTCCACGACGTTCAATATACAGCGCTGGTCGAGGGGATGCCTGTCCTGGAGGAGGTAGATCCTCGCGGCGACATGCCCGCGCCCTACGATCAGGGTCAGCTCGGCTCCTGTACAGCCAACGCCATCGCCGGGGCATTCGAGTATGACCGGATCTTGGACGGCGACAGCTTCGGTACGCCGAGCCGCCTGTTCATCTACTACGGGGAGCGCGTCCGTGAGGGGACGGTCACGACTGACTCCGGAGCGTACGGGCGCGACGGCTTCAAGCTGCTACGCAAGACCGGAGCGCCACCCGAGGAGCTTTGGCCCTACGTCATCGAACAGTTCGCGCAGAAGCCGTCTGCCGAGGCGTTCGCTGAGGCGGGCAAACACAAGATCTTTGACTACGTGCATCCGGGGTTGGGTCCGCGTAAGACCTTGATCGAACGGAAGGAGGCGTTCCAGCGCGTCCTTTCAAACAAGCAGACAATCGCCTTCGGCTTCACGGTGTACGAGTCCTTCGAGGATCAGACGAAGTGGGATGGAGTCGGCCTCATGCCGATCCCTGAGCCCGGCGAGGCTGTGCTGGGAGGCCACGAGGTTCTCATGGTTGGCTACCTGAAGGACTACCCAGATCACGTCCTGGTCCGCAACAGCTGGGGAACCGGCTGGGGCTTGGACGGCTACTTCCTCATGCCATGGTCCTTCGCCTGCGACATGCAGAGTGCGGGCGACTGGCGCTCAATATACCGGCCGCAAGGCAAGTAAGACCAACAGAAAGGCAGATATGAAGGTTATCAAGGTAACAACCGGAACCGCCGAGAACGAGACCACCAAGGTGGAGGTCATCGCGCCGGGCGGCGACGGCTCGCCCGACACATGCGAGTCCTGCACGGACCTGGCTCCGGGCCAGAGCGTTTTACTGAACGCCGAAGGTGACGTCACGGTGGGGGAGACCGAAACCACCGAGTAGCTATGCCGACTCTCCGGGTCAAAAGATACGCTGTGCGCGACGCCAACACCTTGGTGCGGCTGGGAAGCCACCGCAACTGGATGTCGGAAAGTCTTGCGCAGGGTGAGGCGGACAAGCTAGTCAAAAAGGGCTACGCCGCAATCGTCGTCCCGGTGGAGGAGTAGGTCATGGGCATGCGAGATAGATTGGTCGAGGCGCTAGGCGGTACCAGTGTCGGTCAGCTGGAAGACGGCCTGCGCTCTGAGAAAGTCAATAACGAGGTCATCCACGAGAACTTGCGTCGCCTAGAAATGGTGATGGAAGAAGAGGGCTGGCGTCGTACAACGTCGAAGGTGGAGCAGGAATTCACTCGCGGCGGGCTGACTCAGATGATCAATATCTCGCGTGCCATGTACCTAGTACACCCGCTGATCCAACGAGCCGTCGATGTCCGGACCTTCTACACCTGGGCTCAGGGCTGCACCCGCCAAGCCAAAGAGCAGAAAATACAAGATGTCGTTGTCGCGCCGATGGTCGATGATGACGCCAACCGAGCGGAGCTGTTCGGCCATCAGGCCCAGATGCTCACCGATGTAGACCAACAGGTTGACGGCAACGTCTTCCTAGCCCTGTTCACCAACGATATGGGCGATGTGTCGGTGCGCTCGATACCGACCGAACAGATAACCGAAATCTTGAGTCGCGAGGGCGACGGCCGCATCATCACCTTCTACCGCCGTATGTGGTACGAAGAAGTCATGAACGAACAGACCGGAACGTTTGTTCAACACACCAAAGAGGAGCTGTACCCGGACTGGCGCTATCACCCTAAGCGCAAACCTGAAATGTTCGGCGGCTTGCCGGTGAACTGGGACGCACCGATCATGCATACCAAGACAGGGGGCTTGAAGTCGATGAAGTACGGCATCCCTGAGACCTACGCCGCCCTTGAGTGGGCGCGGGCTTACAAGGGCTTCCTGGAGGACTGGCACACCATAGTCAAATCGCTTAGCCGCTTCGCGTGGAAAACGTCGGGCAAGGGGCGCAAGGTCAAAGGCTTGCGTAAGAAACTTGAAGAAGAGGGCAAGGGGCAAGCGGGCGATACCGCCAAATTTGAGGAACCGAAGATCCCTCGCCCGCGTCGGGTCGGTGACGCCTTTGTCGGCTCGGAGAGCGACGACATCACGCCGATCCCGAAGACGGGCGCCAACGTCGGCGCTGACGACGCTCGACCCAGCCGCTTGATGGTCGCCGCTTCGATGGGCCTACCCGACACGATCCTCTCCGGCGATCCGCAGCAGGGCGCGCTCGCTACGGCCAAAACGCTCGACCGCCCAACCGAGTTGATGATGATCAACCGACAGCAGCTCGCCGCCGAACGTGAACGCGACATCTTCCGCTACAGCGTCGATGCGAAGGTCAGGGCGCTACAGCTACCAGGCCGACAGATCGAAGACCCACGGACAGGGCTGTGGGTTGTTGAAAGCAAGATCGACCCGACCGTGGAAGTGACATTTGCTCCGGTTCTGGAGCATGACGTCAAAGAGTCGGTGGGCGCCATCGTATCAGCGGCGACGCTAGACGGCAAGACCGATGCCGGGACTATGCCGCCCGAACTTGTCAGCAAGATGCTTCTTGAAGCGCTCGGCACGGAAGATGTTGAGAAAGCGCTAGGCGAATTGCCCGAAGAGGAGGCCGAAGAAGTTAACGACGCCATCGAGCGCCTGATCGAGGCAATCAAGAAGGGCGACCGATGAGCGTCCTTGAGACAACCCGTCCTGAGCTGATCAGTTTCGCTGAGCTACTCCAACGCTCGCGTTCCACCCGACGCAGGGCTGTGCCGATACTGGATCAACTTGCTGAGTCTGTACGTCCAGGTGCAGCCGTAGTGAAGAACCTACGGGAAGACCAGCCTGGTGCTATCGACTTGATGACGGCCGAACTTAACCGCGAGTTCATTCTGCTAGGCCAACTCGTTGCCGCAGCCGCGAGCGTACAGGGCGGGCTGGTCATGGAGGCGTCGCGAGGCGAACATGCGAGGGTCAACGCGATCATCGCTGCGGCTCGGATCGAAACCTGGGCCAAAGAGCGCCTGATCCAAGCGTTTGAACACGCTTACCAGCGGATGGCCCAGCTGACCGTAAAAACGCTTACCCGATCTGGCATACCAACTTCGATGCGCGACAACGTCGAGAAAGCAATCATTGAAGCGGGCGGAAAGCGCATCGGCCTTCTTGACATCGCTGGCGAAGCGAAGGAAAGCCTGTTCTCGACTATCGAGCACGGTCGTGAACTAGGTCTGAATCCGCTCGACACAGCGAAGATGATTCAAGAATTTGTTCCGCGTGGCAGGTTCACCAACGCCGGTAGTAGCTACCGCTCGCGGCTGATCTCACGCACTGAGGTTCTCCACGCTCAACGGATGGCGACCTTGGAATGCTACAGAGCTTCACCTAGTGTCGAACGAGTTGTGATGTTCGATGGCGAGAGCGATGAGGAATGCTCTGCCCGGAACGGCGCTGTCGTCAGCTTTGACGAAGCGGAAGCAGAGATGGGTTCTGCCCATCCCAACTGTGTACTGTGCTTCGCACCGTACGCCTGAGGAGGAAAGATGTTTAAGACGCTGTTGAAGTTGGGTTTCGCTCTCGGTCTCGCCGTCATGATGGCGGAAGTCGAACGTCTACCCACCAAGTACAACGCCAAAGGTGCCGAACCAGTCGTCATCGAAGGTCTGCTGGCCGCCGACACCCAGCTGATTCCGAACAAAAACGGGAACGTGATCCTGCGGATTATCGCGCCAGCAGAAGAAATCGAAGTTACAGCGGTGACGCCAAACGAAGTAGGCGGCAACCCAATTGCTGATCTCACGAACAAAATCGCCTCCGGCAAAGTCGAGATCATGGGGCCATTCGATCCCAGCGTCTACAACGACGCCAAAGGCAATCTCAACATCAAAGTTAACAAAGCCGGAGTGAAAATCGAAATTATCGAAGTCGCTTACTAGGGGATAACCCCAGCCAGCCAGGAGGAGAAGATGACGGTAATCACACCAGACCTACTACGCGAGGCGCGAGCGCATGCGTTCCGCGAGGACGGCGCGTTGCCCAACAGCGGGCAGCGTCGTGAAATCGTCATCATCGAGGCTGGCTGGGGTAGCTCCGGCTACTACAGCGAGGGCGTGCTAGGGCGCGACATCCCCCGCATCTACCCGCCAGGCACACATATGTACCTGGATCACCCGACCGTCACCGAGGAATACGAACGGCCGGAGCGAAGCGTCAAAGATCTCGTGGCGGTAACGCTTGAGACTCCGCGCATGGCCGGAATCGCGGCTGTGACGGTCTGCGAAATCTTTGAGCATTGGGTTCCGGTGATCGACGCGCTCGCTGAGCACATCGGGGTTTCGATCCGCGCCCTTGGTGTTGCCGAGGAGGGCGACGCCGGAGGCAAACACGGCGAAATCGTCAAAAGCCTCACCGAGGGTCGCTCCATCGACTTTGTCACGATGGCAGGAGCTGGCGGACAGGTAGGCCAGCTAGTCGAGTCGGCGCGTGAGAGGATCAGACCACTCATCGAGTCGGCCCGTCGTCACAGCCCGCCGGTGCCAGTGAAAGAGGCTCTATACAGCGAGCTTCGCGATGCACTTGAAACGGCTGGCGAAAAACGCTTCGCTATGGAAGACAGTTGCTACTGTTACCTGGAAGATGTTGAGATGGATGAAGGATGGGCCATCTACAGCGTCCGCCAGCCCGACCCGGACACCGGCAAGAGCGTCCGCATTTACCTCAAGGTGAAGTTCGTTCGTAACGAGGATGGCGACGTCGCTCTGAGCGATGACACCGAAGAAGTCGAGCGCGAGACCAGCTGGGTCGGGGAGGAAGAAGACAAAGCGGAGGACTTGGCTTCGGAGGCGCTGCGGCTGTGCGAGAGCATTAGCAACTCTGACGATGAGGCGCGCGATGAGCTACGCGAGGCCGAGCATTTCTACGACAAATTTCTTGAGCGCGAAATCTCAACAGATGAGCGCATCGCCATGGCTGAGAAAGGCCAGGCCATCCCGATCACAAACAGCGAGGGTGCAATCATCGGTGGAAGGTTCCCGATGGCCAACGCTGGGGATGTCAAAGCTGCCGCGATGTCGATTGGTCGTTGTGTAGGCCAGGCTCGCATCGAGGCTTTCATCAACAAAGTGGCATCGACGCTCTCATGCCCGGTGCCTTTCAAAGAACGTGGCCTTCCTGGCCTACCAGAACCAAAAGGAGACAAAATGACGGAGGAGGAGCGCAGAAGGCTTCAGGAGGCCGAGGATCGGGTCCGGGAGCTTGAGCGCAAAGAAGCCGATCTCATTTCCGAGAACGGCACCCTCAAAACGAGGGCTGAGCGTGCGGAGGAAGCAAATGTCCGCAACGAGGCGTCCTTGATTGCCGCTGAGGCAGTCGGAGACACCGAGGGGCTCAGTGCAAAAGGACAGGCTCGCGCTGTCCGGGAGGCGCTCGCGGGCGACCTGCCGACCGACAGCCAGGGTCGTCTCGACCGTGACGCGCTCGCTGAGCGTGCACGCAACAAAGCTCGCGATGAGCTGGAGTACCTGGGGGCGTCTTCCGAGCGAGGACGGGTACGGGGCATCGGTGAGTCGCGGCGTAGCGACAGCCAGCTTCCCGCTGGCGGCGACAAAGGCAATGGCGAGGGTTCCGAGGACGAGCTGGTTGAGGCGTTCAAGGAGATCGGCATGCCCGAGGGCGTGGCGAAGCTCGCCGCGAAGGGTCGCTAACCAACATGCTCAACGAAGCGCGTGAGCGCGCCTGGCAGCTGAGCGTTCCGGTACCTGCTGGCACGAAAGCAGGAATGCCGGTTGCGCTTGGTTCAGGCAAAAACAAGATGTGCGGTGTCGCCCTGACGGATCGTGGGGCGGAACCGGACAAGCCAAACAACGCAACGGTCAAGTTCGTTGGCTCCTTCTTCCTCGCTGTAAAAGGCGTCGAAAAAGAAGCCAAAGAAAAGGCCATCGAATTCGGTGATGAAATATTCATCGACGCCGAAGGCAAACTGACCGCAGATGCCGGCGGCACGCTCTGGGGCTATGCCCTGGAACCTGTCGTCAAAGGCAAACTGGAAACCATCGAGGTAAAGGTGGCGACCGTTTAGGTCGCTCGAACCCAGAGGAGAACGACAACCTATGGAAATGTTGGAGTTGATCGAGAAATTCCGCCAGGACGAGGCGGAGACTTCTCGACTCTTTGGGGGCGAGGGCGACCGCATGCGCGACATCGCTCAGTCCCCTGCTGCGCTGCTTGAGGCGGCGCGGTTTATCGAGAACATCAAGACAGGTAAACGCCCCTTCCACCAGCTCCAGGAGGCCATGACGCGGTCGGATTTCCCGATCCTGTTCGCGGACATCCTGGACCGACAGATGCTCGGCTCATACCGGGAGACGTTGCCAACCTGGCAGGCATACGCCAGGCGCAGCGTCGTGCCAGACCTGCGGAATGTGAAACGTTTCGCAATGGACGGCGCTGAGGGACGGCTCTCAACAGTTGACGAGCTGGAGGAGTACAAAAAGCGCAAACTCCAGGAGCGCAAGGATGAATTCTCCGTACGGAAGTTCGGAGGACGTCTGGACCTCTCCTGGGAGGCAATGATCAACGATGATTTCGACAATTTCCTGAAGACGCCGGAAAGGTTGGCCCGCGCGGCTCGACGTACTGAGTCGCACTTCGCCACCACTCTGTTCGTTGACGAAAAAGGACCGGATGCCGGTCTCTTCTCGGCTGGGAACGAAAACATCCTCAAAGACAAAGAAGGAAAACAGCCTCCGCTCAGCATCGAAGCGCTTCAGCTCGCGATGACGCTGCTCAGCAAAGCTGTCGATTTCGACGGGGAACCGATCCTGGTCGATGTGGTGACGCTTGTGATCCCGCCCGCCCTTCGGGTGGTCGCGGAAAACATCGTCAATGCCACGGAGATCTGGGCCACGACCAGCGGCGGTTCTGAAAAAGAAAAGCTGCGGGTCGCTAACTGGATGAAGAACGGCATCAACATCCAGGTCGAGCCGTGGATCCCCCACATCGCCACCAAAGAAAACGGCGACAGCTCCTGGTTCCTGTTCGGGGCACCCTCCGATGGCCGTCCGGCTCTCGAGATGGGCTTCCTGCGCGGCAACGAGGAGCCAGCGCTGTTTGAACGGCTGCCTACGGCTCGCCGGATCGGTGGCGGTGGCGGAGACGCCCTGGAGGACTTCGAGGACGACTCCCGCGCCTGGAAGGTGCGGCACGTGCTCGGCGGAACCCAGCTCACCGGAACGGGCGGCCAGAAGTCCACAGTCGCTTCCAACGGATCGGGCAAATAAAGCTGAGTCAATGACTCAGGACGCGGACAAAACGGCGACTGGGCGGGAGGGCACCCGCCCGTCCAGTCGCTACCGCGCTTAGGAGACGCTATGCCGAACTACACCTATGACATTTCAAAAGGCGAAGACAAGGACAAGGTACGTCTGCTGATCAGCGATGTCGGCGGTGGCGACGGCAAATCATTCCTCTACAGCGATGAAGAGATCCTCGTCTTCCTGTCGCTTGCTTCAGAAGGCAACATAAGACTTGCAGCAGCCCAAGCCGTGCGCTCGATTGCCGGCAACGAAGCCCAAGTTCTGAAGCGCATCACCTTCCTGGAACTTTCTACCGATGGACCGGCTGTAGCCAAGGCGCTGATCACCCTGGCCGAAAAATTCGAGGACGAAGCCGATGATGACTACGATGTCGAAATCGCGAGCATGAGCGCCGACTTCTGCGATGGCGGCCCGCCGTTTGAAAACGTGGAAACATGACCCCACGCTCGGCTGTGCGTTCAGGATTGCCTGGGATCGGACAATCCATCTTCCCTGAGTCGGCTAAGCAGGCTGCCAGGAACATTGGGCTGAAAGACGGCGCAGCCCAGGTGTATCGGAATGAACCGGAAGACGATGGTGGCGGCGACTTCAATGACAAATGGAAACCGCATGGCAAACCCGTCGCCGGTCGAATCGACGCTGTCGGCCGCAAAGGCATGGAGCAGATCTTCGGGGAGAAGATTGATGAGACGACGGCGCATGTTGCAACCCTGGAACCTGGGGTGGACGTGACGACCGATGACCGCATAGAAATCGACGGCGTGATGTGGACCATCGAGGGCAAGGCGAAGTTCACGGATGCCGCCACGACAAGGCTAGCCGTGAAGGAGCTACTTGTATGATCCTCAAAGTTGAAGCTGTCATCGACATCGACAGCCGCCGTAGAGCCGTAATCGCCGGTGAGGTTGATATCACAGGGATTGAGCAGTTTAAGACCGCCGCTCATGCTCTAACCCATGAGGTGGCGACCCAAGCCCTTACTGCAGCCGCTGTAGCGGCCCAGGAGCTTCCCGTCGAGCGTGACGGTGCCGCGATAGCCGCGAGCGCCGGTGCAGAGCCTCTAGCGCCCTCGCAGCGCCGCCCGCGCCCAGAGGACAAAGACTCCATGCGGACGTTCGGAGAGGAAGACTAGTGCTGACCAGCCGCATCCCTGAGATCATCTTGTTTAGCGCAGCGCGTGCCAGCGCCGCTGTACGACAGGCTGAAATCAGCATCGAGCGCGGCAGCAAGGGTCGCTCGCGGGTGATGACCGGCAACATGCGAGGCGGTTGGCAGCACCAGATCATGGGACCGTACGAAGGGATGGTGTTCAACCTTGTGGACTACACCATCTACAACGAGTTCGGAACGGTCAACATGTCAGCACAGCCGATGCTGCGGCCCAGCGTCGAGGACGAGCGCCCGCGCTTCGAGCGCGCCATGCGAGAGGCATATGTCGCATGAATCCCGTACGCGAGGCGCTATCTAAAATCTTGAAGGAAGACGGACAACTGAAAGCGCTAGCGACAGGTGTATACCATCGCAAGGCTCCAAGCGGGGCTGCGCTGCCATACGTGATCTTCCACAAGGCGTCAGGCAACCCGCTGCGGACCTTTGATGGCCCGTCGCTGGATAAGGATGTCTGGCTGGTTAAGGGTGTCGGAGGACGCGATGTCTCTGAGGACATCGACAAGCGATGCAAGGAAATCCTTAGCAGAGCTGATCTCGACATCGAAGGAAAGGTTCATCAGGACCTCTATCCCATCTCAGATGTTGATTTCGATGAGGTCCTAAACGGTGAGCGTGTTAACCATGTCGGTGCTGAATACAAGCTCGACTCTGAAGATGAGTAAAGGAGGATGATGAAGACCTACAAGAACATTACCGATGTCGAGCAGCTAGACATTGAGCCCGGCCAAACAGGAGATCGCGAGATCTCTTCGGAGGAGGAGGGCCGCATGGTTGCTCGCGGCGCCATCGAAGTAGTCGGTGAGCCCGCTGAGGAGACAGCCACCGCTGAGCCGGAGAAAACAGCGGAGGAAATCGAAGCCGAGGAGAAGGCTGCCGAGGAGGCTGCCGCTGCTGAGGCAAAGAAAGCCGAGGAGGAGCGCGAGCGCAAAGAGCGTGAGGCTGCTTCGAGTCGGGGAAGGCGGTAGAGCCAGATGCCAAAAGGGAAGTTCGTCCTTAAAAAGCCAGTCATCACGATTGACGGCACAAACCTGACCAAGCGGATCAGCCAGCTCAACATTGATCTGCCCGACGACGAAGTGGATATGACCACTTTCGGTTCCGACTACAAAGCGACCGAGATGGGCATGCGCGATGCCTCCATGGGTCTCAACGTGTTCCAGGACTTCGGTGCCGCCCAGGTGGACGCCGTGCTCTGGCCGTTGAAGAACGAATCCAAAAAGTTCATCACCAAGGCCCAGCCGTTTGAAGGGGAAGTGTCAGCCGAAAACCCGTGCTACGTCATGGGCGGCAAGCTGTTCAACTACAACCCCATCAGCGGCTCAGTGGGCGAGGCATCCACGACAGAACCGACCATCAAAAACGTCACCAACGAAGGCGTCAAACGGTGCATTTCCAAAGCGGAAGTGGAAGCCGCAGAAGCCGCAATCAAAGCCGAATTCTAATTCGGCGCTAACAGCAACAAGGAGGAATGATGGGTGCAGATGGAGCAGAGGGTCTCTCCCCCGGAGAGGCTATCAAGAAGACCCAAGAAGGAACGCTCCCCATCGGGACCGTCGAGGCCATTCTCAAGAAGGCGCCAAGCGACCTGGTTGAGAAGACCATCGACGTTCCCGAGTGGGAGTGCTCAGTCAAGATTCGGACATTCACCGCTTCCCAGGCGGCGATGATCAAGCAGCGCGGTTTCGGCTTCGAGGGCGAATCCGTCAACGTTGCTTGGGCCGAAATGGAGATCATGCAGTTCAAGCTCGGCGTATTGGAGCCGGACTTCACAGAGGACCAGGTCAGGGAACTCCACCTGTCCTCTGGGCGAGGCTTCGCCCGCGTGATCGACGCCCTGGACGAGTTGTCCAAAATAGACAAGGAGGCTTTGGCGAAAGCCAAGGAGGAGTTTCCAGGATCCAAGGAGCCAGAAAAGGTTTGAGTTTGAACTAGCCGAGAGGCTGGGGAGAACACACGCCGAGCTAATGGACGACGTAAGCGCACCCGAGATCATTCAATGGCGTGCCCTGCGTGAGGTCCAAGTTGAAGAGCAAGAGCAACTAGCAGAAGAGACGTTTAACTAGCCATGGAGCCAGCAGCAGTCCTAGCCGTACTTGTGAAGGCCCAAGGGGTCGGCGCAACTAACGCTCAGCTCGCCACGGTTCAGAAGAACCTGGAGAAGACTGACACGGCTGGGACTGCTATGGCCCGTGGTATGATGGCCAGCGGTCGGAAGGTAGAGAAGGCTGGCAAGGCGATGACGAAGGGCGTGACCCTTCCGCTACTTGCCATCGGGGCTGCGTCTGCAGACATGGCCTTGAAATTCGACCGTGACATGAACTTGATCCGGACCCAGGCCGGAGCAAGCGCTAAGGAAACCAACTATCTGAAACGTGAAGTCCTGGGGCTTGCCAAAGCGTCGAAGTTCGGGCCGGATGAAGTCGCTGAGGCACTTTACAGGGTGAGGTCTGCCGGTTTTGAAGGGAACAAGGCTCTATCTATTCTGAGGCATGGCATGCAGCTTGCCACGCTCGGCAACTCTGACCTAGAGGAAACAACCAAAGCCCTGACAGGTGCATCAAAGTCTCTCGGCGTAGAGGGCAGCAAAGCCATGCGTATGCTTGCGGCTGAAATGAACGCAACGGTCGGTACCGGCGACATGCGGATGGAAGAACTTCAAGCCGCTCTATCGACTGGCGTGCTACCAGCTTTCGTATCGGCTGGGATGGGTATGCGCGACTACGCGAGCGCCCTGACCGTCATGACCGACCGGAACGTACCAGCCCAGGTTGCCTCCACCCGACTACGTACTGCCATCGCCATGATGGTTCCGCACTCTAAAAAGGCTGAAGAGGCACTTCACGGAGTCGGCATCGAAACCGAAGACCTGGCCCGCATCATGCGCCGCAAAGGTCTACCGGAAGCGATCAAATTCCTGGCCGACCATCTGGACCATGTATCTAAGCTTAAGCAGAACCGCATCCTAATCGAAGCCTTCGGCGGCGCGAAATCCAGCGCCACCATAGCAACCCTGGTTGAGAACTCCCAGGAACTTTTCACCAAGTGGGATCACGTTGCTGAAGGAGTCCACAAGTTCAACAGCGAGCTTAAAGCAGCAGAAGAAAACCCGCTTGTCGAACTTCAGAAGGCTTGGAGCACCATCCAGGTTGCCCTGATAGAAATAGGTGAAGTGTTGGTGCCGATCATCGTGCCCGCGCTAATACATGTAGCTGATTCGGTCAGCAACGTCGTCCACGCCTTCGGAATGCTCCCGCCCGTCACACAGAAGTGGATCATCTACATCTTGATGGTAGTCGCCGCTATCGGCCCGCTGCTGAGGATCCTTGGGTTCTTCATGCGAGGGGCTGGGCGTCTAGTTCAGATCTTGATAACGGTGGCGGGTTGGTTCTCCCGCACAGCCGTCGCGAGTGAGGAGGCAGCTGTCGCAGCCGACACCGTTACTGCCGCCAACGCGGCTGCGGCTGCTTCATATGAGGAGGTTGCGGCAGCCGCTGAGATGGCTGCCGTCGCACAAGAGGCTTCGATAGTTGCGGCTGATGCGAAAGTTGGACAGATGGCGATGATGATGCCGGAGGCGAGCGCTGCCGGGCAGATGTCGTTGATGGCGGCTCCGGCTACCGCGACGGCGGCAGAGGCAGCGCCGGTAGCAGCAGAGGCCGGAGTGGCTGGCGGAGTAGCTGCCGGTGGATTCGCCTCTGGGCTAGCAGCGATGCTACCACCGGCGCTCGCGGCTATCGGCATAGCCAACATCGTGTCGTCAGCCGTTGGAGGCGACTCTCATGGTTTGATGTTTAAGGCTGGCGGTCTCGCTGGCGGCGCTCTGATCGGCGGCATCGTCGGCTCCATCGTTCCTGGCATCGGCACAGTGGTCGGCGCGCTGGCCGGTGCAGGTCTCGGCTCGATTGCTGGCGGCTTCATCGGCAAGATCTTCAACAAGCAGGACATCGAAACACAGCTTGAAAAGTCTATGCGGGGTACGGCTAAGGGATTCGGCAACGCGCTGGAGCGTCAGAGCGGAGCGATCAAGGGGATGCAGGAGTCGTCTAAGGGCATCGCTTCGGCGCAGCATCGGGTCGCTCATGCCGCCAAGGCTGTCAAGATGGCCGAACACCAGCTGGCACAGGACCGCAAAAAATTCGGGCCGACCAGTCGAGCTGTTATCCGTGATGAGGTCCACCTAGCGGCGGCTAGTGACCGTGCACGCCATGCTAGACAGCAGGAGCGCCATGCAGAGCGTCTGCACGGGGTACAGCTACAGCTAACCAAGCGGGTGATGGTCGGGACCGTACAGGCCGAGAAGCAGCGTATCCAGACGACGGCCCGATCCGTACGTAGTTTTGAAGAAGAAGCGAAACATGCTCTCAAGAGCGGTGCCGGACAAAAGCGGCTTGAGCATATTCAAGGTGAACTCACTAGGTCAATCGGGGCAAACCGAAAAGCTCATGCGTCTTACAACAAAACTTTGAGCGAAGCGGCAAAACTTGTTGGCCCTCACTACGCCCAACGTCTCAAAAAAGTTAAGACAGTAAACGAAGAAATCGCACAGGCTGAGAATAAAGCCTCGCGAAAGTTTGCTCGCTCGCATAGTCTGATTACGACAACCCTTCAGCAGAGTATCGGCGCTTGGAAGCATCAACAAGGCGCAGCTAAGAAGACACAGACTAGCTATGAAAAAACCAAGGGCGCTCTTGGCCCGTTCCGATCCGAAACTCACACCAAGATGCATCAAGCCACTAAAGACGTTGAAGAATTTGCTACGGCAGGCTCCAAAGGTCTACAGAACTTCGCCGGACAGCTAAACAGTTTCGCCGGGCAGCTCGGTATCAGCGCTTCCCACTTCAGCGTCACCGGAAAAGGCGGTAAGGGCGGCAAAGGACCGAAGAAGCAGACGGGTGGTATGGTCGTCCCCGGCGGCGGTACCGGCGACCGTGTACCGCTTACTGCGTTTGTCGAGCCGGGCGAGGTCGTGCATGTCCTCAACAGTCGAGCCTCCAAGGACATCAAAAAGCTTGGCGCTCTAGAACGCCTGAACAGTCAGACGCCGCGATTCCAAGAAGGCGGTGCGATGGGAGGGACGGCTGCGGCTTTGGCTACAGCTCAGCGAATCGACGCCGAGAATTTCCCCTACAGCTGGGGTGGAGGTCATGGTGGATTCTCCGGCCCGTTCGATTGCTCCGGTGCAGTGTCGGCTGTGCTCCACGCTGGTGGCTGGCTCAACAAGCCGATGGTATCCGGCGAACTCGCGAGCTTTGGTGCGGCTGGTCCTGGCCCTATCACCATCTACGCAAACGGCGTTCACACTTTCATGGAGATCATGGGTCGCTTCTTCGGAACCAGCGGATCGAACCCAGGAGGAGGCGCAGGCTTCTTCCCGTCGAGTGTCGGCCAGGCAGAGGCAAAGGAAGGCGACTCTGGCGGTGCGTTCCAAGTACGCCACCCCATCGGGGCAGGAATGATTGGCGGCAACATCTCACCCGTCGCCTTTAACGGCCCGGCCGGAAAGCTGACAGACATGGGCGGCAACGCGATGAAGACCGCCCAGGGGATGAGCAGCGAGTGGCTTCAAAAGCATATGCCCGGAAAGTTCGGAGGCGGCGACGCTAACATCTTTGGCAGCTTTGGTCCGGGGAAAATCGTTGGAGCGTCTACCTATCACCCTGACGCCTCTACAGGAACCGTTGGCGCGGCCGGTGAATCGCTGATAGGCAAGATGGCGTTTGCTGAGCTTGGCATGGGAACGCTGCTAGGACATCTGCCATTCCACTCCAAGCTGTTGATCGACCGGGGCGGAAAGTCGGTGGTCGGTGAAAAGCTTGACATCGGAGCCGGTGGCGATGCAGTAGACGGCCACACGCGAGCCATCGACCTTTGGTACCAGACCGCAGAAGCTCTAGGGCTGCCACGTGACTGGCTTGGATTGGTGAAGGTGTCGCAGGCGACCGCTAAAGCGCAACAAGGAGGACTGCTTGGTCTACAGAAAGGCGGCTCTGCTAAAGCTGGTAAAGATAAAAAAGGCAAAGGCTCGATTGCCAAGACAATCAAACGTGCTCTCAAAGGTCTCTCCAAGGGTAAAAACCTGCCGAAATATCACGCCAGCATCCGCAAGGCAGGGCGCTCCATAGAAGGCATCGGTGTAAGCAAAGCACGCGCAGCCCAGCTGGGGGACGCAACCAAGGATGTCGAAAAGTTCTCTGAATTCGCTAGCGGGGCTTCGACCTTGACGCGCTCACAGGAAGGGCCGACCGGAGAAGAAGAAGTTGTCCTCGGAATGTTCAAGGGCCGCAATGAGGCTGAATGGCTAAACGAACAGCTGGGCGCGCTACTCCGGCTGCGCAGACAGTTGGTCAGTACGCATGACCAAGTTGAAACTAACCAGCTGCCACGAGTCAACAAACTGATGAAGGAAGCCAAAGCTCGGCTCAACGCCGTGCGCAAGGCGATCCGCGAAGCCGAACAGAAGAAGCGCGAAATCGAAAAGCAGGTCAAAGAAGTCGAACAGGCTGCGAAAAAGACCAAACAGAAACTTGAATCAGAAGTAAAAGGAATCGAAAACGAGCTACAGAAAGCATCGGGCGCGAAAAACCCCGACAAAGGAACGCTCGAAAGCTTGCGCGGACAAATCAAACTCCGCAAGGAAGCGATGGGTGGTGGCGACAAAAAGACCACCGATGAAGTACGCGAACTGAATAAACAGATCCAAGTGATCAATGAAAAGAACAAAGGTCGCAAGCGAGTAGAAGGGGCGCTCTCGGGAACGATTATTCCTGACCTAGAATCGAAGCAAGAAGGAATGCACGAAACGCTGGCTGGTCTGTATAACAACGGCGGTGAAATATGGAAGATCCCATATATGGATCTGCAGAATGTTCAGGGGCTTGGTAGCTCGACCGAACTTGATATCCAGAACCCACCGCCCATCGGCTCGCTTGGAGGCGAAGTCTTCACCGTGCAGAATCGCCTTCGCGAAATCAACGAAGAAGCTGAAAAAGCAAATCTTGGAAGCTCTGGTGAAAGCGACTCCCAGAAAGAAATCAAAGAACTCGAACGAGAAATAGAACTCATCAAGCTACAGCGGGAAACGATCCAGCAGACCCAGACGCCGATCCTAAATAGCTTCGCTTCGGTCCAGACCATCGCTGCGCCGCCTACACTGCCATACGCTGGTGCCTTCGCTAGGGGCGGCGTGATGATGGCGGAAGTAGGCGAGCGTGGCCGAGAGATCGTCGCAGCTCCGCAGGGAAGCCGAGTCATTCCGAGCCATGAGGCTCGCGCCGCCCTCGCTAAGGGCAACGGAGATATCAACTTTGAAGAAGTGAACTTCCATGAGAAAGAGGGCAAGGTTGTCGGGCGAGCCAATGGCCAGCCATTCGAGAAGGACGTCAAAGACGTCAACCGCAAACAGTCCAGGAAATCAATGTCCAGGACACCAGGTGGAAAGGGGATAAAACGGTAATGCCTTCTGATGAAACAATCGTCTGTGATCCTGTTGAGTTCATACCATCGCGAGTCGAGCTAGGCTTGGATGCTCTTGGTCTGGATGTTGTCGAAGCCGAGTGGGGCGACTCCGATCACGAACTCTTTTTGATCCGGCAGGAGAAAGGTGAAATCCCCGGCGACCGTCACCCACCCAACCGCACTGTCACGCTGAAGCTTCAAGCTCGTACAACAGGAACGAAAAAGCGGACCAACCTAGTACCCAATCCAAACTTCGAGGTCAACACCGCTAAATGGGGCGCTGGCGGTGGAGGCGTCCGCACCAACGCTGGCGCTGCGATTGCTAGGGATGCAACACAGGCATTTGATGGCACAGCAGCCTGCAAAGTAACGACGCCCGGCGTTACTAATTCAGAGGGGATCGACGGCGAAAATGTCATCCCCGTCGTCAAAGGAAAAACTTATCGCGTATCGGCTTACGTGAAGGGGAACGCTGGCGGCGAGCTTCTCAACCTATCCGTTGGTGGCGGTGCAGTCGGCGCGGTGAAAGCTCGGCAGCTCAAAGCGACAAAAGAATGGCAGCGAGTTGACATCGAATGGACGGCGACCGAAACAGGCAACACCGGCGTGGCTGTCTGTACCCAGGGCACCAACGCCTACATCTACTGGGTTGACTGCTTCCTCTGGGAGGAAAGCAGCGCGCTTGGCGTCTACTTCCCAACACTGGAACAGCTGAAAAAGGGCTTGGCTGCTTGGACTGGTACAGCAAATGAATCGACCGCTACGATGGGCAACACGGTTGCCGAAGCCATTCAGAGACTCCAGATGAAGGTCGGGCGCTGGCAAGACGAAGGCGGCTTTGTCAAGCGCGTACCCGACAGCACCGCAGGCTTCTCAACTCCTGTCGCGTTCGTTGTCTACACGGCGGTGCTTGGCGGCGTCCACGGCTGGCTATTGGCGCATCGCCAGGTCGCGAACGAAATCACCCTGGTCCTTACCGTTGGCCCGTACTGCTATGGGACCAAAGAGGTTGAATCAGCAGAATTCACGGCTTCCGAAGCACGCCAGCTCGAATACGAACTTGCCAAAGTGCAGGGCACAGCCCCAGGCATCTTCCGGCTGCGGGTGAAAAACGAAGGGGCGGGCAACTGGCTCACTTCGATCAACGCTATGCAGTCGAGGGACCATAGCTCGGCGGCTACTGCCCTGCTGTCGTATGAGGCAGAGGCGCTGACCCTTCTAGGTCTTGCCAAAAAAGCAACACGAACAGGCGGCTCTGGGGCAGGAGAAAACGTCGTGCGCAGCGGTTCGCTCGCGAATTCATGGCAGGCTGTGCTGTTGTCAAAGATCTCAGCTACCGGCGAACACCTTACCCATGTTGGGCCGCGTCGGATCGTTTGTCGAATCTGGGACCCGAATACAACCGCAGGCAACATCCGTCTACAACTTCAATGGCGGGTGCTAGGGGCAACCAAGTGGATATCAAATGATGAAGAGCGTACCTATGTGGTTGGTAACTTCTCGTTCATCGACTTTGGAGAAGTGCGACCTGAAAAAGCTGTGCTTGGCAACCAACGGTGGGAATTTCGCATTGTTGCTAAGACGGAATCCGCTGTCGGAGAAGAAGTTCAACTAGACCAATTCCACATCTTGCCCACTGAGCAATTTGCCGTTGTGCAGGAAGAACTTGAAACTCTTTCGGGTGGACAAGCAATTTGGGAAGATACTTTTGCTCTCCTCGCAGCGGGATTCCTAACCGGAAAGACCGCACCTATAGGTGGTACCTATGAAGTTGGGGCGCTAAAAGGGGGAGACTTCAAGACCGCTCTAGTTGCGGGTACGTACAGGGAAGAAAAAGGAACAGGCCGGATGGTAGTAGCTGGCGCTTCTAGCGCGGCGAACTGCCTGCTAGAAGGGACACTAGCCGTCCCCTCCACCGAAGGGGTACGGGGATTCTTGAAATCAGGGTTCGTATTGCGATATGCGAGCTCAGCCAACTACTTGCTGGTAGGAGTAGAGCGCGGTCATAGTGGTATCGTCGGTCATCCACTAAAAGAGGACGTTCGCATTCGAGTGAGTAAGGTGGTTGCTGGGGTTGAAACAACTTTGATTAATGGTGGTGGGATTTACGATTGGTTCACATCCAAATGGAAAATAGCTGTTAATGCGGAAGGCAAGATTCTTATTGAAGTTACCTCCGAAAGCGGACGTGTTGAATCCTTCGTAGCCGAAGACAAAGTGTTGAAAACTGGTGAAGCACTCGCCTCTGGGAAAATGGGAATTTACGACATACTCGAAACTGGAGCTACAGGAGAACCCGTTCGAAGCTGGAGTGAAGTTAAAGCTTACGGCTCAGTCGCTGGTGAAGAAGAATTGAAACAAGCCGTTTGTTACGCCGGTCGTTCTATTGAGTTTCGTTCAGATGGGGTGTATCGGCAGCACGCCTCAGCAGAAGTCTGGACCCGCCTTACCCCAGACGGCTTCCTCCCCTATGCTCCGCCAAGTGGTCTAGAGGCTCGACTCCTCAAGGGAATTTTCATGCCGAGTATTGGTAACTTCAATGCCCAGCCTGACAGCGAAAAATACAAACTTTCAGCAAAAGTGTTCTACTTCCCTGGCTTCCACTTCGCTTCTGAAGCAGCATGACTGTAGCTGTCCAACAGGAGCTTCCATCGACGCAGATCGGCCTGCGTTTGGAAACTCCGAGCGGCTACAAAAATCGACTCGCTGAAGACGAGCCGATAACATCTAATGTGATCTCTGACATAGAGATTAGTACTGAGATGCCGGGCGGCTACAAGGAAATGAATTTCACCCTTGGTCGCGATCCGCAAGACGCTTGGCGCGACATGGTCCCGTTTACCGATGGCACGGCCTACATCCCCGGCGTCGGCGTCGTCTTCCAGGGAGCGCTTGATAAGGCACCTGGTGTATCTGGCGAACAGAATTCATTGACGCCATCTTTCTTGGGGTATCAGTCAATCCTTGAAGACAACCAAGCCGCACAGATCGGCTTTATCGACGGCGATCTAAGCAAATGGGGCGACCCTTCGATGTCACGCCGCCTGGGGCTGCGTAACGCCGGTTGGAACATGGCGCCACAGGTTCTAGTCGGGTGGAAAGACGCGGACGGTACGGTGGCTGCAGGCATCCTGTTCGACTACACCGGAGTTGATCGAGTAGCTGGAAGCGGACCTGTTGGGACTGAGGCATGGTATTACGGCGACGGTGCAGAAATCGGCTTGCTCATGTATGACTTCTTCGGTGACAACACCGGCAGCTTTTCAGAGTTTACACTTATCAGCAGCGATGACCTTACCAGCGTCTACAACGGATCGAAAAATTACAACACCGTAAGTGCCGCAAATGAGATTTTGAAAGCCTCAGGGTCGGGTCGTAAGTATGCCGCAATCCAAGTGGCCTATGTGGGAACTTTTGTCGGGCAGATGACCAACATCCACTCCTGGCGCAACATGAAGGTCATTGGTAACCACGGCCTTACCCCGCTTGGCACTTGGCCCAACATTGGATTCAGCTCTAAGCAGATGCTCGAATACGCGATCCCGAAAATCGCCTCACCGCTTACCATCGACCCGAACTATGTAGATGACGACGGGTACATCGTGCCGCAGGCTTGGTACGGCGAACCAACCGGGTCGGCAGAAGTCATCAAGGACTTCCTCAAATATGGATGGTACGACTGGTTCGTGTACCATAACAAGCGCTTCGAGCTACGCCAGCCGGGTTCCTATGGGCGGTATTGGAAGGCGTACACCGCACCCTCTCAGCTCAACGAAGTCGGCCTGGATTCACAGCGGCTGTGGCGTTCCATAATCGTCACCTACCAAGACGTAGATGGGTCGGTGCGAACGGTTGGCCCGATTGGCTCTGGCTGCAATGTCGAGTCGGCCGAACTTGAAATTAACGATCCGAACCACCCAGCGGTCCAGGCTGGCCGTACACGCAAGGATGTTCTCGATCTCCAAGGCGTAGGGGTGCCATCGACAGCCATCGCTGTCGGCAAGCGCTTTCTCGAAGAAGCAAATCTGATCAACCGCTCCGGCTCTGCAACATTGGCCGGTTACGTGATGGACCAGTACGGCGTCATGTGGCCGAGTGTTTGCGTGAAATCGGGCGACTGGATCAGTTTTGTAGATGCTTCAGATACAAGCTATCGAAAGATTGTGGGGACAACTTACCGGCACAGCGAAGTCAGCAACGAGATCGATCTTGATGCTCCAGAGTCGGGGCTGGAAGCGCTACTGGAACGGCTACAGGCCGGACTAATTTCCTTGGGGGTGAGCTAGTTGGAGGCAAGCGGCATCACGCTGCGGCAGTGGATCACCGAACGCTTCGATCAATTCGATGCTAGGACAAAGAGCAACCATGATGCGATTGCCGACCTGCGAAGGTCGGGAGGCAAACGCCAAGAAAAAATTATCAAAATGGAATCTACTCTGGAAGACCTGAGTGATGACATCGCTGAGATGAAGAACACTATGAAGTGGATCGTTCGCGGTTTGTTCGGAGCTATTGCGGTCGGCTTGATGTTTGTTGTTGCTGTTGCCTCCCTAGTTCTCCAGGCGGCTACCTAATGAAGAAGATCTCAAAGAAAATCAAGATCTTGGTAGTCATCCTTCTCGCCGTGCTTGTCGCAGCCGGGGTTGCTCTCGGAGCATATCTTTACTTCCATGCGCTCCAGCAAAACGAACTACGTGAAAGCCTGATCACCAACTGCGAAAAGAATGGCAACCCGCTTCGCGAAGTTCTGCAGAAACGTATAGAAAAAGAAATTGATCAAGCAAAGCACCCGGAACTTTACGAAAAAATTCTGCCATATCTGTCTCCGGAGGAACTGAAAGAACTAGTCGATAAACAGATCGAAGAACGTGAAGAAGAAAAGGAAGAAGTTGCACCGATAGACTGTAAGGAACAATACAAGTAAGGAGCCGCAATGAAAGTTGATTACAAACACATCGTGAGTCACCGCTCCTCCCGCGAGGGCGGTCGTATCCATCTACTCGTTCTCCACACCACGGAGGGATCAGGGTCGCTGGAGACGCTCGGCTCGATCTTCGACGGCGAGGAAGCCAGCTCGCACTACGGTGTCGATGCCAGCGGCAGGATCGGGCAGTACGTGCCGGACTCTGACAAGGCATGGACACAATGCAACTTCAACCCTGTCTGCTTGAGCCTAGAGCAGATCGGCTTCGCAGAGTTCAGCCGGAGCGACTGGTTCAAGCGTCACGACCAGCTCCATGGCGCGGCCGAATGGCTGGCCTACGGCCACATCCACTACGGTGTTCCGATCCGTGAGGGCGAGGTCAGCGGAGGCGGCATCGTTCGCGATGGTGTCGTCCAGCACAAGGATCTCGGCGGCATCGGCTGCGGTCACACCGACTGCGGCGACGGCTACCCGCAGAAATATGTGATGCTGCTCGCCCGCTACTTCATTGCCCACAAGCTTCATCCAAAGTCCCCGCATGCCGAACAGCTGCGCAAGGACATCAATGCAATTCGACATCACCATGGGATCGACCCGATCCCGGCTCATAAGTAGAAAGGGGTGCACAGTATGAACGAAAGCGTCATATCGAAGTACAGCAAGGCGCTAGTTAGCTTCGCGGTGTTTGCCTTCGCCGCGATAGCTTTGTTCTTTGGCGGACAGCTATTCGGTTTCCACATCGAAGCTGACTTCCAAGCAAAGGTCATCGCTCTGATCCCGCTCGGCGCAGGTGTTGTGGCGGTGATCGGCGTGAAGAATGCCACTGAAGATGCGATTGACAAGGCAATTATGCAGTTCGTCACCGCAGCGATTTCGGTGGCACAGTTCTTCGCTCAAATACCCAGTGATCTCGGAGTGAAGATCGGCGCATTCGTCTACGCAGGCGTTGCCGCCTGGTTCGTTTGGCTGAAGCGAAACAACCAAGAACCGACACCAATAAATGCGGGAATAGCTGCAACCGTGTCGGCTCTCTGCATCGTAGGTCTACTACTCGTCTCCGGAGTTTTGGTCCTACTCATTTAGCCATAGCCTCGCTGCGCTCTCCCGTAGACTTACTCCATGCCTACGGGAGAGCGCCAACGATGTAAGGCTCGCAATCAAAAGATTGTTGTCGAGCTAAAGGACAAACCATGTACCGACTGCGGCGGCTACTTTCCGCCTGTTGCTATGGACTTCGACCACACAGAAGGAGACAAGATAGCAACGATCAGCTGGATGGTTCGTAACGGTACACCCAAGAAAGTCCTTCTGGCAGAGATAGAAAAATGTGAGTTGGTTTGTTCCAACTGCCACCGTGTACGAACGGCGAAACGCGAAACTACCGACCTTGCCTCCCCTTCCTAAAGGAAGGGGGAGAGGCGGCCAGGGCGGCACCGCCGGACGCTTTAGGCTATGCTTTCCCCGCTGTTTCAATACGACAATACGGAAGGATCAATATGATTCGCCTAGTTCTAGTCACCGTCGCCATGTCGCTCGTCACCATCACCGCGACCCAAGCCGACGCCGCGATCACCGAAGAACCAACCGAACACAAGTGCTACGCCGTCCTGTCAAGGCTCGGCTCGAAACCCGTTCAAGTTCCTTGCGACAAGCCGCAGCCGCCAGCGCCTCCGGTGGAAGAAGCTCCGGAAGTTGAAGTGCCTGTTGAACCGCCCTGCGAAGTCTCACCCACACCACCGGCTGTGCCCTCCCCGCCGATCCATCAGCGGCGTCGTCATCATCACCGGCACCACCACCGCTAGACTTCCGCTGCGCGGGGCGCTATACTTCGCGTAGCGGTTTCATCAATAAAAGGAGCTACAGCATGACTACCACTACCACTCGCGACTACCCCGCCACTGAGCCAACGATTAACTACGTTCAGGATTTGCTGGCGGAGCGCGACCTCACCGCGTCACCGAAGTTTCGCGAGCTGACCGCTTCGATGGATGAGGGCGAGGTCAACACCCACCTAACTCGACTCCGCCAGAAAGCGCGCTCGATGACACAGGCTCAGGCGTCGGCTTGGATTGACCGGCTTAAGGTGTTGCCGAAGAAGCATGCGGCGACGGTGCCGCAGCGCGGCGCAACTCCGAAAGTCAAAAGCGACGTACCGGCCGGGCACTACGCTGTCACCGGCGAGGACGGCACGACCGACTTCTACCGCGTTGACCGTCCCGCTGACGGGCGCTGGGCTGGCTACATATTCGTCCAGCTTCAGCTCAGCGAAACCTATCAGCGAGTACCGCTGCGGAATATCCAGACGATCCTCGACAAGATCGCGAAGGACGGACCCGAGCAGGCAAGCAAGCGCTACGGCAAGGAGCTAGGGCGCTGTGGAGTCTGTAACCGGACGCTGACCAATAACGAGTCCATCGAGGCGGGCATCGGCCCGGTGTGCGCCGCTAAGCACAACTGGAGCCTCTGATGGCGACCTACATGATTGTGCTTGAGATCGAGTCGGATACGGAGCCAAGAGAGGATTGTGACGCTTACATCTTGAACTTCAGAAAGACGCCTGAGGACTTCGGCCAAGACGACGCTGCTTGGCATCGGTATGCAGAAGGTAAGGGCGAGCCAATGCCCGAGGCTTACGTAAGCGAGGTCACGGCTGTCAAGAAGATTGCAGAGGACGAGTCATGAGCCGCAGAGGTTACAAGGGACCAGACATGACCGAGCCAGAGGGTCGAGCCGGACTTCGGCATCGGCTTGGCAAGGACGGCATCCAGATAGATTTGGCTGATGCAATCATCCTCCCGGAGAGAATCGACTGGGAGCAGTACTGCCGCGACAAGAGCGACCCGCATGCTGAAGCTTGGGGTGACGACCGATGATGAGTAAGCGAACGCTTGACGGCATGATTGAGGCTCTGACTAGCTGGGCGTTGGAGCATGATATAGACGGCGACGTTGTTGCCGACCTGGTCAACAAGATCGGTAAGGTGCCGGGTAACAAGTCCTACCAGCAGAGCATCGGCGCCCTTGCTCTTGAGATTAAACACCGCGTGACTCTGGCCGACTCATTTCAAGATGGGAAGCAGTGATGGTTAGCGGGCTATCAGATCAGCAGCGGAGTGAGATCATGCTGACCAACATCACCGAGGCCGACTGCGGTGTGATCGCGTACCAGGCGGTCACCGGGTCGAAGCGTCCAGAAGCAGAGCGGCTGTGCATAGAGCTGGGCGGCTATGCCCCAGGCAAAGGTATCCACCGTGGCGGCTTGAACCGAGCTTTGGCTGCGGCTGGCTACTCGCTAACGCTGTCGGCCAACGAGCGGGACGGCTTCACCGTCGCGACCTTTGTGTTCAGTAATGAATACGGAAAGTTCTTGATCTACACGCACAACCATGTCATGGCTTTGATCGAGGGTGACTGCCACAACAGCCGAGGCGATTGGCATTCACCCATCGAGGAAGCCTTCCGAGTAGAGGGACCGAGCTAATGGGACTTTGGCACCCAAGAGCATTCTGTCCTAGTTGTGGCGGCAAGATCCATACGCAGGGCGGTTGGCCTGGCGGCTTGACTAAGAAGACCGGAACTAAATGTCAACATTGCGAAACACCTCTTACAGGAAAAGTTCAATGGCCTTCAAATAAAGCAGTCGCCGCGAAGTGATGCAGAATCCGTTATACTCGCGTTAGCTAGTCACCTACCACAGGAGCTACAACATGAGTACCACTACCACGAAGCAGCCGAATCCCGTTGTCGCAGAGGTAAGCGATGACGGTGACCGCGTGAACGTAATCTTCAAGTACGCGCCCGAGCGTGTAGTGAAGATCAAGAAAGTCCCGAGCGCTCGATTTGTTCCTCGCGAGAAAGGCGGGCCGCTCTGGCGTCTGGACCTAGACCTGCCGACGATGCGCAAGCTGCGCGAACAGTTCGGTAACGAGCTAGGGCTTGGGCCAAAGCTCAAGGCTTGGGGTCACGGCGAGACCACCGAGGAGACGAAGCTCATCAGCATGAGCGACGCCAACGACGCCGACCTGGTGAACGTACCGGCTCGGATGGTTAAAGGCGTCAAGCTGAAGGGCATGAAGAAAAGGTTCAAGCTTCGCCCTTACCAGAAGGCTGACATCAAGTTCATGGCGGCCCAGAACGTTATCAACGCTAACCAGCCGCGTACGGGTAAGACCATCGAGGTTGTCTGCGCGACGTTCGAGGCAGAGCTAGAGTGGGGGCAGCACCTGGTGTTCGCTCCCAAGACCAGCCTGCGCGATGTCTGGGAGACCGACATCAAGAAGGCATACGCGCTCGCCGGATTCGATGAGCCGACGATCCTCACCGGCGACACGCCAGCGGAACGTAAGGATGCGATCAAACTGGCGAAGCAGTACACCGAGGAAAAACTACACTTCTGGCTTCTCCTCAACCCGGCGATGGCTCGGATGAAAAGGAAAATGCAGGGCAAAGGCGACAGCGCCAAAGTTGTCGAGGAACTTGCTCATCCCGAACTGGCTGAGCTAATCGACATCAACACCTACACGATTGACGAGTTCCACCTGGCTGCGCTCAGCAACCCGTCGAGCCAAAGCCGTCGTGGATTCGTCTACATCGCAGAGGCGACACAGCCCGACCGCATCTGGGCGCTGTCCGGAACGCCGATGGGCGGTAAGCCGATCAAGCTCTGGGGCGCGCTTAACCTGCTCAATGGAAACCAGTTCAGCTCGCGTTGGAACTGGGCGCGGCATTGGCTGGTAATCAACTCCAGCCAGTACGGCTCGGACATCGAGGGCATTATGCCGGGGCGCGAGGTCGATTTCTACAACCACCTCAAGCCTTACCTGGTGCGCCGTACGCAGCGCGAGGCTCTGCCTGGCCTTCCGCCCTCTAACCGCATCCCGGTCTGGTGCGACATGACGCCGAAACAGCTTGAACAGTACAAGCATTTCGCGACTGAGGCTGAGTGGCGGATCGAAGGCGCAGAGGAAGAAGGGCGTCTCACCGCCACCAATGTGCTGGCCGAGTACACGCGCCTGAAGCAGTTTGCATCTGCGTTCTGCGAAGTCAAGAAGACGGGGCGTGAAGTAAACGGCATCCCTGAGATCCAGGTCAAGCCGACTATGGACAGCGGCAAGATCGCGCAGCTGGTTGAGAAGCTGGAAGAGGTCAACGTGATCGCCAAGGGCAAAGACGCCGACGATCCGAAATACGCGGTGATCTTCAGCCAGTTCAAGGCGTTCGTCTACGCGCTGTGCGACTATCTCTGGTTTGAGCACAGCCTCCCCTGCGCGACGATCACCGGCGACACCAAGGACAAGGCTCGCCCAGCGCTGGTGAAATCCTACCAGGATCAGAGCATCAAGCCGCTGGAAGAATACCGCGACGATCCCGGCGTGCGGACGGTGCCGGATGACATCCAGCGGCTGATCGACGCGGGCACCCCGCCTCGCGTGTTGATCATGAACACGCTGGTCGGCGGGGCTGCGCTGACACTCGACCGAGGCGAAACCGCCCACATCCTTGACGAGACGTGGGTGCCTGATAATCAGGAGCAGGCCGAGAACCGGATCACCCCGACCACCGAGGAACGGATGGAACGGCCGGACATCGGCATCTATTACTACCGCACCAAAAGCTCCATCGAGGAATACATTCAGAAGCTCGTTGCCGACAAGCACCTGAACAACAAGACGGTGCTGGATCTGCGACGGCGGATGCAGAAAGATCTTGAAGAGGCCGAGAAGCAGGCGGCTGCCAAGTGACAATTCTTTTCAACAATCTTCGCGACCGGGCATGTAGCTCTGTCCGGCGTGAGGGCGGATACCGAGAGGATGCCTCCCGCGTCTCTCGCTGTTCGTGGGGTACCGCCCCGGCCGAGCGTTCCGTGGTAGGGCGCTCCGGCCGGGGCGACCCCGATTCTCACGGAGACGGCCATTTGTCCGCCCATCTCGCTGGCTTTCTAGGCCGGTCGCATGGGTTCGCCTGTCCCTTTCGAGCTTCCCGCCTACATGGCGTATATACTCACCCATGGCGTCGGTGCCGTCGCGTGACGAATCCGACGCCCACACAGATAACAACCAGGAGGAGAACCCAGTGCCCGCTCAAACCCCTCAGCGGTCGCGCAAAAGCAGTAGCAGCTCTAAGCGCCGATCAGTAAATCGTAACCCCAGCAAATCAAAACGTCGCAGCCGTAGTGGCTGGGAGCCGCCCCTGATCCGTACCAGCGAGCGTTCAAGTCATGAGGCTTGCGCTTGGCAATGGGGTATGGGTTACATCCATAAGCTGAAGCCGATCCGCGAGCAGCCTGCCCTGAAGTTTGGCTCGATGGTACACGAGGCGCTTGAGTTGAGGTACCCGCCCGGCATCAAGCGTGGGCCGAAACCCGCCGAGTCGTTTGAGAAGATCTTCAAGCGCGAGCAGCAGTCAGTCGAAGCCGCGTGGAAGATGCGGGTCGATGAAGAGTGGGAGGACGCGCTTACGCTCGGCGTCAACATGATGGAGAACTACGTTGAGATGTACGGGCGCGATGAGGACTGGAAGGTGATCGCCTCTGAGATGACCTTCAAGGTTCCGGTCTACCTTCCCAACGACTACACCAATCCTCTACTCGCGCTGCTCGACCTACCTGCGGCGGTGTTGACCGGACAGGAGCCGCTGTTCTATTACGTCGGCACGATGGACGGGGTGTGGGAGAACCGCATCGACGGCGGGGTGCGCATCAACGATTACAAGACTTGCGGAGGCGACCCGGTTAAGGAGGCGCTGGGAAAGCACAGCCTGGATGAGCAAGCGACTTCCTATTGGACCTGGGGCGTGGACTGGCTCGAATCCCAGAAGATCTTGAAGGACCGACAGATTCGCGAGCTGGATGGCATGCTCTATACGTTCCTGCGGAAGGGCATGAAGGATCTTCGCTGGCAGAACCGCGAGGGTTATTATCTGAACAAACCGAAAAAGGACGACCTGCTAGCTGAGATCGAAAAGCAGGAGCTAGAGCTACCGGCGAAGGGGGAAGGCAGCGGCAAGAATGGTAGCGTCGTCATGGATGATCTCATCGGCCTGCTAGGCGAAGACCAGGCGATGCTGCTCGGAGAGATCAGCAAGGACCAGCCGCCGCCTCTGTTTCATCGCGAGGTTGTCTACAGGTCGGCGGTCGAGCGCGAGCGTACCCGCGAGCGGGCGATCCAACAAGTCATCGTGATGCTCGCGAAGCGCAAGGGCATCCTACCGATCTACAAGTCACCGGGCACCGGCTATCCGAGCCTCCAATGCCAGGCTTGTTCGTTCCGTGATATGTGCGAGCTTCACGAGAGCGGCGACAACTGGCAACTCATGCGCGACTCATCCATGGAGGGTTGGAATCCATACGACGCTCACGAGATCGCAGAAGAGGGGAAGGCTCGATGACCGTCGTTGCCCCAAATGAGATCCAGGGTCTGTTCGAGTACAAGCGCTATGAGACGATTGATGACAATCCTAGTTTCTCTGTGTTCCTGGACGGCAGACCTATTGGCTCTGCCCGACTCTACAATCTTGAAAAGGGAACTTGGATAGCTCATTCCATTGACTGGAACAAGCACGGCAAGGACGGCTGCCTGGAAGTCGATGGCAAAGACGAGTTCCGAAGCCGCGATGATGCAGCCAAAGCCCTATTGGCGCACGGGTGACAACAACACCTTACATATCTGATGGTCCGCACTATGCCTCCTACCATGAGCATGGGGCGAAATCTCAGCCACTGATGATCAAAGTCCATCTGGACTGGAGCAAGATGCAGAAAGCATCTGACGCCTTTGCTGCAGCGATGGATCGAATTATGTCAACCGTACGGGCTGACATCGAGTTCGCGAAACTTGACCTAATGCGTTGGCCCTTCCCAACCTGGGCTGTGCGTTCAAGACCATTCGATTGGAGGAACGACTAGTGCCACCCCAGCCACAGCCGGTTGAGATCGGTAAGTGCGTAACCATGATGTTGTACGGCGTAACCAAGGTCGGTAAGACACGCCTGATCGGAACCGGCGACAAGACCCTCATCATCCGCCCGCCCGACGATCACACCGACAGCATCTTGGATGGGTCCGGCGTAGAGGAGCTGGTGCTTACCGAATGGTCGGAGATGTTTGAAACCTTCGCGTGGCTCCAACAAGGCGGTCACAAGAAGTACAACTGGGTGTGGCTCGACACCATCAGTCTGATGCAGGATCGACTTCTAGAAGACGTCATGGACGACGTTCTCATGCGCCGCCCGGATCGCGGCATGGACAAGGGCGGCATCAAGGTTCCCGAGTTCGGCCCGGACCAAGGCGACTACAAGGTGAATTTCGACCGGCTCGCTAAGTGGGTCCGTGACATGGTCGGAATCGCGAAGGCAGGAGCTTTCAACTTCGGCATAGCAGCTCACCCATTCGAGCTTTACGTGCCGACGTTGGAGGAAGAAATTTGGACGCCGTGGATCCAGGGGAAAAATATGATCCCGAAGATCTGCGGCTACATGAACATCATCGCCTACCTTCAAAAGCAAGAAAACAAAGACGGAGAACAGAGAGTTCTCCTGGTTGACTCGCCGGGCTATCTAGGAGGGGACCAGCTCGACTGCATCCCCGAGCTGAAGTCAGGAAGGCACGGCATCGTAGAGCCAACCATGGCCAAGATCGAGGGCGCCATCAAGAAGTCGCCTAAGCGTCTAGGTACGGGCGACAAGCCCAAAGAGAAAAAAGCCAAACGGACAGTGGCGCGCAGGCGTCGCTCCAAATAACCCACAGGAGGAACACAACTCAACATGGGCGTTCTCAAATTTGACATGACAGATGTGGAGCCGGGGCAGGATTTCGATACCCCGATTCCCAAGGGTGTTTACAAGATGCGTATTCTCGAGATCGAGGATGGGGAGTCCAACCGTGATGGCCGCCCGATGTACACGGTTGAACTTGAGGTCACCGAGGGCGAGTACAAGGGGCGTCGGCTCTGGGACTACATCAAGTATGAGGATGACACGTCGCAGTGGAAGCTTCGCCAGCTGCTGGAAGCCCTCCAGGTTATCAGCAAAACTGGCAAACAGAAAGGCTCGTTCAACCCCCAGAAGTATGAGGGCACAGTCCTGGTCGTGCGCGTCAAGCACGAAACCGATGACGACTACGGAACCCAGGCGAAGGTCGGCTCGCTACAGCCGCTGCCCGAGGGCGAGACCGAGGAGGCAGCAGCCGAGGAGCCAGAGGCAGAGGCTGGCGAGCCGGACGCTAGCGGCGACGGCGATGGTGACGATGAGATCACCGCAGCCAACGTTCGTGAGATGGACCTTGACGAACTCAAGGAGCTGGCTGAGGAACAAGAGCTGGCTGACATCAAATTCACCAAACGCTCCAACGTCGATAAAAAGCGTGACGAGGTAATCGAGGCGCTAGAGCTGGTCGATCTCATCGAGGACCCGGAGGACTGGGACGATCTGACTTCGCTCGACCGCGAGGAGCTGGAAGCTTACGTCGAGCAGGAGGAGCTGGAGCTGGAGTTTGACGACGACACCGAGGATGAAGAGCTTTGCAAGCTCATCGCTGAGGAGTTGGAGATCGAGGTACCCGAGGATGCGGGTGGTGACGACAACCAGACGCCGGACTTCTCCGACATGTCCGTGGCCGATCTCAAAGCCGCCTGCAAAGAGCACGGTCTGGAGACCAAAGGCGGCAAGAAAGGCATGATCAAACGGCTCGAAAAGGCGGCTGCCGCCAGCGATGGCAGTGACCCCTTCTAGATACCAAACCAGCAGTCTGCACCTTGCGTCCTTCCTGGCGTTGCGCGACAAGCCATATCGGCTTGTCCGCGCGCCGGAAGGCGAAAGTGCTACATGGGAGTTCGACGCAGACGTGCTGGAGCTAGTCAACCAATTCGAGAAAAGGGAAGCGACGGTGGAGCCGGTCAGCTACTTCCAGTGCACGACCAAGACCCGGCGCACGCTGTTCGACTTCCTGAACTCAGGCGACAAAGCCTGGGAGGAAGAAAAAGTTGTAAAGCACGAACCATCACGATCACGACGATGAGCGCAATCACACCTGAACAATTTGAACGCCTCGCCCCGTACGTCTTGGGGGCACAGCCCGATGTGCGGGGCGAGATTGACATTCACTGTCCGTTGCACGCCGACTCTAAGCGGAGCGCGTCGATCAACGTTCACAAGGGCTTGTGGTATTGCCACGGTGGTTGCGGTGGCGGCTCTGTCCGCCAGCTGGTCGGAGCGTCGGATACATGGAAACCCGTCCCAGAGGGGGCTGTGCGTTCTCGTGGGGCGGCGGTGGCGGCTCGCAACACCGAGGCGGCTTTCGACCAGAGCGATGTGGACCGCTGGCATCAGCGGCTACTAGATGATCGGGTTGCCATCGACACGCTTTATGACCGCAAGGGGATCAAAATAGAAACAGCGCGCCGGGCGCTGCTCGGATTTAACGGGCGCTTCTTCAAGATCCCCGTCTTCTCCCCTGAACGGGCAGTGTGGAACGTCCGGACCTATGACATGAAACCCAAGGGTGGGCGGCGGAAGATTTGGAGTGTTCGAGGGATGGGCGCTGCGAGGCTCTACCCCATCAACACGTTGCTCAAATCTACGCGCCATATGGCGATCATGTTCTGCGAGGGCGAGTGGGATACACTGCTTGCGCTTCAAGCCGGGTACCTAGCGGTGACCCGTACGGACGGCGCTGGTAAGCCCTGGCATGAAGAGTGGTCGGAGCTATTCGAGGAACGGCGCATCTTCATCTGCCCTGATCGCGACCGCCCCGGCATCGAGTCGGCGGAAAAAACTAGGGACGCTCTAGTTGACATAGCGTCGTCTGTCAAATTCGTAAACCTTCCATTCAAAGTAACCAGGAAAAACGGCAAAGACCTAAGCGACTATCTGCTAGGAAGCCACCATGAGCATTGGTACCTAGTCGGCAATCTGAAGGCTGAGGCCACAACAACAATCAAGGAGGCACTGTGAAGCGCATAGCTGTACTAGGCTGTGGCCCGAGCGGACTGCTGGCTGCGCATGCGGCTAAGAAGCTAGGTCAAGACGTGACTGTCTTGTCCATCCCTGACCGCAGCCCGATCTTGGGAGGGCAGTACCTCCATGTTGAGGTTCCGGGGATTACCGGCGAGCCGAACACCGTGACCTATATCAAGATCGGTGACACGCAGGGGTACAGCTCCAAGGTCTACGGCGAGCCGGATGTGCCCTGCTTCCGCTTCCCAGCAGGCGAATACCCGGCATGGTCGCTGACCGAGGCATATGGCAACCTCTGGGAGATCTGGAAAGATCAGATCGTCGGGGTGGCTGTTAACCCGGATGACATCGAGACGCTCTGCGGGGAATACGACTTGGTGTTGAGCACCATTCCCCGTGACATCCTCTGCTACCGAGAAGACCACGCCTTCATGAAACAGTTGATCAGGGTGATGCAGGGAGCGTCTTATATCAATCCTTCTGTGGAGAACGTCGTTCTCTACTCCGGTCGGCCACGAGATAGCTGGTACCGAACCAGCAACCTATTTGGCCACCGCACCACAGAGTGGAGCTGTGCGAGCGTCCCAAGCGACAACAACGTTATTTATGAGACTTTCAATATCACCGAGGAGGAGGGTGAGCTTGACGCTGGTATCATGGCAGGCTTCAAGCCTCTGAAGCATGACTGCAATTGCCATGAAGAGTTTGAGAACTTGGTGTGGCTCGGAAGGTTCGGGAAATGGGCTCATGGCGTGTTGGTGTCGGATGCTTTCGAGCAAGCCCAGACAGCTATCAAGCAGGTTGAGGGGTGGGACGCATGAGGGGCGGCGCGGAGCCACCGAGTAAAGAGGAACTCAAAAAGTCGATAGCCGAACACCAAGACGTGCTAGACGAAGCGCTCGCGATCTACAAGGACCGCAACGCGAGGTACGGCGACGCCTGGCGCCGCTCTGGCTGGCGAGGCACCCTCACCGACCTACGCCGGAAGATCGAGCGGGCTTGGTCCTTCCTCTGGAACGCCGACCCGGAGCAGGCAGATGGGCCGGAAGACATTGATGTAGATGACCTCATGGACATTATCAACTATGCAGTATTCTCGATTCGAGCGATCCGTGAGGGCAACCGCGACGGTCATGGAGGCTGGTGGTAACGATGTCCGATGTATCAAGAATTGAGAATCGCGCTGCTGCGGAAAATTATGCTTACCGATCCAAGCAGTTTAGAAAAGGACAAGAAGTAAGAATCGTTGCAGCTGGTAATCATTGGTTCAATCGCTCAGGAAAAATTACTGAGATAGATGGGGATACAATTTGGATCGGCTTCCAAGGCGGCGAAGGAGCTGTTCCATTTGGTCGAGAAGAGATTCGAACACAGTGAGCGAAAACACCGGACAGGGTAGCAGCGGCAGCTGGCGGGACGACACCGTGGATACGACACACGCTCACAAACGCGGGGAGCGCGGCACCGATGACATGGCGTCGCTCAAAGCGTTTGAGACGAAGCAACGCGAGCACGTCGAGTTCCAGCCGCTTGGAGTCCGGGCGCAGCAGCGACAACAGGCGATGGCTCGCATGCATATCGGCCTGAAACCGATGCGGTTCGTATCGCTTCACCACCACAGCACCTTCAGCTTTCTTGATGGCTTCCAGATGCCAGAGGCTCATGTGCGCCGAGCTACCGAGATCAACATGGGGGCGCTCGCGATGACAGAGCATGGCAACATCTTTAGCCATGTGAAGCTAGAGAAGGCGGCGCAGGAGCAAGGCGTCCACCCGATCTTTGGCTGCGAGTTCTACTGCGGCTGGACAGATGAGAAGCGCCGTAGTCAGAAGAAGAATCACCTTACCGTCATTGCCAAGAACGCGACCGGCTACATGAACCTGCTGGCGCTCACTACTAGAAGCTGGAAGGAGGGTTTTTACTATGAGCCGACCGTTGATTGGAACTGGCTTGTATCACACCAAGAGGGTCTCATCGTTCTCTCTGGGTGTCAGGGGAGCGCCCTCTTCACTGCGTGTGTTGGAGGTAAGCATGTGGAGGCGAGCGAATCAGGTTTTAGACGTGCACTCAAAGTTGGTCGTTGGTTTTCGGAGCGTCTCGATGATTTTTACATTGAGGTCCAAGCCTTCCCCGAGTTGGACGCTACTTGCCTGGCAAATCCAATACTCGCCCGTGTTGCGGACGCTCTACATAGACCTCTCGTTGCCACGATGGATGTTCACTACACGGTCCCCGAGGAGGCAGAGATCCAGAAGATCCTCCACAACGTGCGACCCGGTGAAAAGCGCACGCTAGAGGAGATGGAGCAGGACTGGGGTTACGACGTTCCGCTGTCGCACCCGCCCACCGACATGTCTGTCTACCGTCGCCTGCGCGGAACCGGCCTTACTAAGGAGCAGGCCATCGAGGCCATCGTCAGTACCGAGGAGATCGCGCAGGAGTGCAAAGTGACGCTGCCGAAACTTCCACAGGCTGAGTTCCCGCTACCGGATGGCTACGATGACGTCACAGCCTTCTGGCGCGACCAGTTGATGGACGGTTGGAACTATCGAGGCTGCCGCGATCTACCCGCTGCCGAGCGCGAGCGCTACAAAGCGCAGCTCAAGAAGGAGATGGAGGTCATCGAGGCGAAGGGCTATGAGAATTACTTCATGGTCGTTCAGGATGCCGTCGTCTTCGCCAAGGACGAACAGATACCCGTCGGCCCGGCCCGGGGGTCGGCTGCGGCTTCCCTAGCTTGTTGGTTGCTTCGGATTACCGAGGTCAACCCGATGAAGTTCGACAACCTGGTGTTCGAGCGATTCATCGACTGGTCGCGGGAAGACATGCCCGACATCGATCTTGACTTTGCTACCTACGGCCGACAGCAGGTGCGTGAGTATCTGGCCGCCAAATATGGCGAGGACTGCGTCAGCAACATCGGAACTTTCACGATGTACAAGAGCAAGCTTGCCCTCAAAGATGCTGCCCGAGTCCACCGTGTTCCTAAAGCGGCAGTCGAGACGATCAAGGGTCTACTAATCGAACGGTCGAGCGGCGACCTGCGAGCAAGCTCCACGCTAGAGGACACAGCAGATCAGTTCGATGCGGCTTACGACATTATGAAGGAGAACCCCGGCCTGGTCTACGCGATGGACCTGGAGGGCAACGCCAAGGGGTTCTCTGTCCATGCTGCAGGTTTGGTGGTGTCGTCGGAACCGATCACAAATGTCACAGCCGTACTAGAGCGCGAGATCAACGGCGAGGTCAAGCAAGTCATCGCCATGGACAAGTACGACGCCGAGCGCCAGGGGTTGGAGAAGCTCGACTTCCTCGCGCTGTCAACGATGGACGCGATAGCCGATGCGCTCGATACGCTCGGCATGAGCCTGGAGGAACTTTATGATATCCCTCTCGATGACCCAGACGTCATCCAAGGGTTTCGTGAAAACGATGTGGTTGGGATCTTTCAGTTTGACGGACGCGCGACTCGCATTGTCAATGGTGCCCTCAAGCCAGATAATTTCCATGAGCTTGTGTGTGTCAACGCCTTGTCCCGTCCTGGACCCCTCCATAATGGAGCTGTACAAGGCTATGTCGCATCAAAGTTCGGGGGCAGCGATGAGGATCGAATACACCCGGCGCTCGATGCTCTCACAGAGGACACTAAGTATCAGATTATCTTCCAAGAGCAAATACTTCGCATCGTGTCAATCATCGGCGGATTTGATTGGACATCTGCAGCGTACATACGAAAGATCATCAGCAAGAAGCTAGGCGAGCAGGAGTTCAATCGCCAATGGGCCGAGTTCCTTAAGGGGACGAAGACCGTTCATGAGAGACTCGACGTTCCGCCGATGGACGAGGAAACGGCGAAACAGATATGGGGCATGTGTATCACCGCTGGCGCCTACGCTTTCAACGCTGCGCACTCGACTGCGTACAGCATGCTTGCCTACTGGTGCATGTGGCTGAAGCGAAAGCACAGCCCTGCGTTCTACGCAGGCATGTTGTCGAAGTTGAAGAACGATGAGAAGAAGGCCGACCTGCGGCGCGACGCGGTGAAGGGATGCGGGCCGCGCGAGCCGATCAAACTGTTGCCGCCTGCCATCGACTCCGATCCGGACTGGCGGGTGGAGGATGGCAACGTCCGCGCAGGGCTGTGTCAAATACCTGGGATCGCAGCCAAGAGTGCCGCGAAAATTCTTGAATACGGACCCTTCCAAAGTTGGAGTGATCTAGAGGTAGTGCCGGGCGTCGGGCCGAAGACCATCGAGAAGATCACGGCGTTCGTCGGACAGGAGGATCCCTTCGATATCTACAAGCTAGAAGAAGCCCTGGACTCGCTACGCGCCACGCTCGCTGGCGGCGTGGACTCTGCACAGGGAAAGCTCCCAACACCCACCCACACCGCTGACGCGATCTTCGACGCGCGAGGCGGTAGCAAGGTTGTGTTCATCGGGCAGCCGACTCACACAAACTTCCGTGATCTCTTTGAGTCCAACCGAGCGAAGACCGGCGAAGCGCTCGACCGATCCAAAGTGAAAGACGCTGACTACAGCCAATGGGTTGTCATCACAGCGCGAGATCAAACAGACTTGGCATCATTCATCGTCCCCCGGAAGAAGTTCCCTCGCTTCAAGGCTATGGTGATGGCAATGGACACCGAGGGCGATGACATAATGCTGATCAGCGGACGCAAGGGAAAAATGAAAGGCACCCTTGGTGAACGTTCAGGTATAGTTTTCATAGATAAGATGTGGGTGCTTGAAGCACCGAAGAAGTTGGAGGCTGTAAGTTGAACGAGAATAAAAAAGGTGAACCGGATCACTCTAAATTCGGCTACCACCCGCGCGACATAGATAAGTACGGCGCAGTCAAGGGTTGCATCTGTGAAGCGTGCAAAGAAAAGAGAAAGGGATCAAAATAATATGAGCGACGATAACAGGATAACAGGCAAGGAGGTAACGGCTTGGCGGGATGAGGCGATGTTCGCCGCCGAGCCGGTCGAGGGATCAGGCGCGAGGGTCCATCTGATCAACGCGACGCCGGACCCGCTCGGAACGCTCGCCGCCGTCAACGCGATCTATGAAGGCAAGGTGATTCGCGGCCGCACGCGAGTAACCGATGAGATGCGGAAGTACGCCTGGGAGCAGGTGTCGGCCGACCACCTTAAGGCACCGCTGGAGTTCATCAACCTGCACTTCCTAGTCGATGGCGTGACACGCGCTTTCACGCATCAGGCAGTGCGGCAGCGCACGGCGGTCTACGCCCAGGAGTCGATGCGGTTCGCCGTGAAGGAGAGCATGGCAGAGGAGATCGACCTGCCGCCGACGATTCGACCTGGCAGTATCGAGGCGGGCGTGTGGCAAGAGACGCTAGACGCCATGCAGAACGGCTACAGCTACCTTGTAGCCAACGGCATCCCAGCCGAGGACGCACGTGGTCTAGCTCCGCACGCGACCCGGACGCGCTACCACTACGGCGTCAACTTGCGGAACCTCATCGCCTACTCGCACGACCGGCTGTGCACCCAGGCTCAGTTCGAGTGGCGCATGGTGTTGGCCGGGATGCTCCAGGCAATGAAGGATCACGACAGCGCACGCCCGGCAGCACAAACCGGCGACAACTGGCAATGGCAGCTCATCGCTGAGAGCGAAGAGTTCCGGCCGGTCTGCTACAGCCAGGGTAAATGCCCTTGGGGTGCTGACCTCGCCCGCCCCTGTTCGATCCGTGACAAGGTCGAAGACGGCAGGTGGGATGAGATCGACATCCGCGAATGGTTGCTCGACCCTAACGCAGCTCGATAAGGAAGGATCAAAATAATATGAAGTGGTTTCGGAAAAAGAACAAGAAGAAGGCGGGCCGGTATATCGAGCCGCCCGACCCTGGCCCGCGATTCGTTAACCGCCCGATGGGTAGTGGCATGGTGGACCGCACAGACCCGACCGGCCGACTTCGGCGGCGGTAGGCGCAGGGGTGAACTCGCCTGCTGAGAACCGGCGTCGCATCGCTGGTGATGCTTCGAGCAGTACGCCGCGCCGGGAGGAATCCTGGGCGAAGCTTATCCAGAGCAGCGCCGATATGTTGTACGCCGAGTCTCAGGGGCGGCTCATACCTAACGACCAATTTAAAGAGCCGCGAGAAGTACACGTTCGCAAAAAGGAGCTTTAGGCAATGGCTGAGCAACCGGATTGGAACAAGGAGCGCCAAGGGGTGACGCACGCTGTAACCATTGGCGGCATCAAGGGGTATTTCGTTGCTAACCCCGTCGATAGCGATGAGGACGACAGGCTGTTTGAGATATTCGTGCACGGATTCGGACAGATGGGATCAGCGGTTTCTGGGTGGACCAACGCCTTCGCGATCATTCTTAGTCTTGGCATCCAAAGCGGACTTGACATCGAGCGCTTCGTTCCCTTTCTAGGGCAGATGAAGTTTGAACCAAGCGGAGAAACCAGCAACCCTGATATCCCTTTCTGCTACTCCATACCTGACTACATCGCTAGGTGGCTGACAAAACGCTATGGCAGCAAAGAGCTAGAACATCGTCTAGCTCAGATTCACAACGAAATGGCCAGCTCATCGCTCAGCTAAAACACCACAATTAGCAGGAGAAAACCATGGCTAAAAAATCAGACAACGTACTTATCCGAGCGACCAGGGAGCAGCTGTACTCCATGGCTGCCTGCTCGACCTTTGGCGAGGCCAAGGTGTTGATCATCGACCACAAAAGCTATGACCCCGAGACCGGGAAGATCAGGGCGGCTGTGGAGATGCGCGACACATCGCCGGACCAGCGCAAGAAGGACGCGCACAAGAACGGCTATGCCTACTATGAGTTCAACAAAAGCGGGCACATCAAGACGCTGAAAGAAGATGAGCTGTGATGTCTACTACCAAAGGAGACCTATCCAAGATACTTCGCATGCTTGCTGATGAGGTAGATCGCGGTGAGCAGCGCCTTACTTTCGATCTGAAGGCTAAGAAGTATCCAGTCATCACCGCCGAGAAGCTGCAGAAGCAGGAGGAAGCGGCGATAGCCCTGGGACAACGATTCCTAGATGAGTGGAAGAGATTGAACGAACCACCGAGCAATGGCTGGATTGAGCATGGAGAGGCGCTTAGCTGTGGCGGCTAAACGCGAGCAGAAGCAGAAGCTTGAGAAGTTCAAGACGCAGGGGCTGCCTGGCGAGTTCGGCGGCATGGAGGCGCTGGAGAACGAGCCGCCTGTCAACTGGCTCATCCCTGGCTGGCTCGCCTCTCGCGAGCTAACAGGTATCTACGGCAAGGGCGGAACGATGAAGAGCTTCATCGCGCTCGGCTGGAGTCTTCAGCTTGCTTACGACGGCAAGAAAGTTCTCTACGTCGCAGCGGAGGGCACCAGCGGACTGCGCAGCCGCGTTGACGCATGGCGAGCCAAGCACAACTTCATGGCCGAGTATGCGACAGGGTGGAACTACTACAACGCCAACGTGTTGGTGGACCAGGAGGAGCAGCTCGAACAGTGGGCGTTCGTCCTCTACAAACACCTGGGCAAAAAGCAGGAGCTGGATCTGATCGTCATCGACACTCTGGCGCGGAACTTCATGGGGGATGAGAACAGCGCGAAGGAGATGGGCATGTTCGTGGAAGGCTGCGAGACCATTCGCCGGTCCTTCGACACGGCTGTGCTGATCATTCACCATGAGGGCGTGACGACTGGGCGTGATCGCGGCTCGCCAGCGCTGCGGAACTCTACCTTCGCCATGTTCAAAACGAGCGACCCGCGAGCGGGCGAGGCGGGGAGCAGTGTCGCGTTCAAGTGTGACCGGATGAAGGACGCCGTCATGCCAGATGAGACGCGAATTCACTTCGACACTATCGACCTGGACGTGGACGCTCATGGTGAGGTCTATCAGTCAAGCCAGGCAATGAGAACTTTCCCGCCGCGCAAGCAGTCAGTTAAACGGAAAAGACCAGCAAGAAGGAGGAAAAAGTAATGGGTAACGGTGAGAACGCGAACGGCACAAAGGGCAAGCAGTCGCCGTCATGGGCGTTCTGGCAGCGCTTTCTGATCCCCTGCGAGAACGGCGAGCGGTACCTAGCTCGCCTGCGCATCATCGACACGCCATGGTTCGGCATTTACTTGCACGACATATTCGAGCCGGACGGCGACCGCGATCCGCACAACCATCCTTGGTCGTTCCTCAGCTTTGTAGTTCGAGGTAGCTACACCGAGAAGGTGCACCATGAACCTGAACAGGAAATGGCCGGGGTGTGTCCTGAGATGTCTGTTCTTCAACACCACAACCGGTTCAGCGTTCACCGGATGGATACTAAAGCAGCCCACCGCATTGTCTTTGCATCCCCCCGTTTGAAGACCTTGATCATTCGGGGCAAGCGGCAAGGCGGATGGGGATTCTTTACCCGTGAGGGCTACGTGCCATGGCAGCATTATGGCAGATTCGGAGAGACACCATGATTGATAAAGATATGCACGACGCTTTGCGTGAGGTAGGTGTAGAGCGTTTCAGGCAAGAGCAGATGAAGGCGGAAGGGAAGTTCAGGCACTCCTGTTCCGACCCGCAGATGTCAGACGCCGAACGCCTAGCTGTGCTCATCGAGGAGGTTGGTGAGGTCGGCACTGAGGTGCTTGGCGTAGGAGAGGAGAAGATTAAACAGCACAACACAATGGTTGTGCAGAAAGTTGATGCATCGAAAGCGGTGGAACGCGAAGTTAGGCGACGCATGCGAGCCGAGCTTGCGCAAGTCGCAGCCGTAGCCGTTGCCTGGATGGAGAGCATCTCAATTGAGGGCGAGGAACTCAACCCGCTCTGCGTCTGCGGCCATAACCGTAGTAGCCATGACAAAGAGGGCACCTGCTTGGTGTCGATGTGCATGGGCGAAGAGTGCCACGGCTTCGCTGAGGTTCCGCATGGACTAGAACGGGCACCGGAGGACGACTGGTCATGAGCATCAATAAATTCGCACTGGCGGATGTCCGGAGCGGCGAACTGAGCGGATCGGCAAACAGCACCGACCGAGGCGAGGACGCATACGTTGGTAACGCAATAGTCGAATTGAATACTGGGCTAAATGGAGCGATCATGACCAAGACCCAGTTCGACAATTTTGTTGCTGAGATCAACGACCTGTGCCAAGAGGCGATCACATGACCCATCTGCTTGAAGTTCTCGAACACTGTAACCGTAAATATCAACTGTCGATTAATCACGATCCAATGCAGGAGACGGCATGTTTGCGCTGGGATGTGGAACTCCGCATTGAGAACAACGATGGGCTAGCCAAGAAGTACAGATCACGTAGAGCAACACTTGATGGTTCTTGTAGAGGGATGGCAAGTATGGTTGTTGCTGAGATATTCGGTAGTGAGGGGATCAATAACAAATGAACAAACTATGGAATTTCAAAATACTAATCGGGTTGTTTGTTTTCATGACAACCCTAGCTATAGCTGTACGAGTTACTCACTGGGACCCGCTCGTCATCGTCTTTCTTGCGATGGTTTTCGTGACGCTTGGATACTCATTCGCTCTGCGCCGCCGCCTGGACCGGATGAAGGTGACAGAGCCAAGTGAATTCGGCAAGGGGCTAGTCGTTTGTTTGGCAAAGTTCTCGGAGCATCTATGGACCGATGACGAGAAGGAAATTACGCTCTGGGGAAAATGGATAGAGGAAGGTAAGAAAGAGCCTCACCCACCTGGCCGCAGCATGGAGATCGGGATCGAGGTTCGCGGCACTCCAGAAGCGGCTTTGTCCGCTGCTATCGAAATGTGGATGAACGCTGCTAGTGATCACATGTACGATCTAGATGAGTCCGCTCCGGAGCCGCTTCGCGAACTCCAAGATTTGACGCTAGCTATCGGTCACGGGATATCAGGAGAGCCATGGACGATGGTTCATGTAGATCGGATTAGACGGCTCTGGGAGTTGAGTTGTCTAGCTCTAGATAAACGTCTCGGAGTCGCATCGAGTTGGGGGGAATGGTGAGCCATTCTCGAACCACCCAGAGACGCCTGGGCGAGCGCCAGCGGAAAGCCTCTCCCCCTCCCGTAGGGAGGGGAGGCGTCGGCGGGTGGGTTCGGAAAGGCTAGGTATGAAGTCAAAGAAAAACACCTACGCCATTCTAGCCATCGACCCAGGTGGCACTACCGGAGTAGCGGCCGGGTACGTCGAGCTGGGCGACACACGGCGAGAGACGCTCGAAACGATGACAAACAACAAGACCACCGAGGTCACTGGAGACTACCTCTGGCAGGCAGCGAAACTAGACACCATATTCAGAAACTTTGTTTTCACGGCGAATGTTGAATACGGAATACCACTGCCAAACATAAGCATCGCTATCGAGGATTTCGTTCTCAGGCGTCGGCGCGAGGGTGGAGCGACAGGCAACCTAACGAGTTGTTGGGTAGCGGCTGCAGCAGTCGCGATGTTTCATAAGGTGATGCTCGCTACGCCGGATGGCAAACAGATCACCGCCGTCGCTACGGACCAGACCGGATGCATTCACTGGCAGACAGCGAGCGACGCGAAGCACGTAGCTAACGATGCTCGACTCAAAAGCTATGGGCTTTGGGTTGTCGGCTCTGCTCATGAGCGCGACGCGAATCGTCACCTAGTGCTTCGGGTGGACAAGATACTTCAAGGCGAGCAGTAGAGATCTCTGATCAGATCAGGTATACTCGCGAGATCAGGCCAACCCCGATGAAAGGCTGATATGAAATACCGAATAATGATCCGTGATGAATACTCCTACTTGGGTGCTGTCGAAATCGAGTTGGATGGTGAGTCTGAGTCTGAAGCGAGGTCGAGCGCTCTTGAGTTGTTTAACGACCATCTGGATGAGGACCAGGATGCCGCTACCGCTGACGATGTGTCGAGCGTGAAGGTGATCGCGTGAGCGCTTATAACGATGAGACGATCAGCTTCCGAGGAGCAGGCGCGATCCATGAGTTCACCTTGGTCTTCCGCGAAGGCTGGGGGCATACCGGATCAGGCACCGTCGCACTAGAGGTTGGTAGCTATGGCATTGATATCGAATCGGATAGCGATGCTCAAGATGAGGTAGAGCCGACGCATGCCTCTTTCACTACGCCTCGCCGCATCTCGTTCGAGAACGACCTGAGCGATGAGGCGGATAAAGACTTCCAGGATTTCAAGAAGGCGCTCGACGCTGCCTGGGAACTCACTCGCCTGATCAACGCTTGGAGCGCCGACGCGATCTCTGCAGCGGAGCAGCGCGAGGCCGAAGAGGAACAGCGTCAGCGTGAGACAGAAGAAGCGCGCCAGAAGATTCTCGATGAGCGCGAGGAGACGATGCTCCAGGAGCTGGTCGATGAGCGCGTGAAGGTTCGGCATAAGGGCTACAAGACGATGTGCTACGCCGTGGTGTATGTCCAGCCGCTCTACGGCGAGCCGCAACGGACTTACAAAACCGAGGACGATGAAGAGCCGAGCGGCTACCGAGCGAGGCTGCGCTATTCAGATCAAGGCGAGACCCGTGACAACGGCATGGACTCATATGCCAGGCTCGACGCGAAGACCGAAAAAGGCTGGCGGACAGTCTGGGATGACGGCAAGGATGATCTTCCTGACTATGACCGTGACGTAAAGCTTCCGAAAGCGAGGCCGTGGAATGGGACTGAATAAACAGATGCTTGAGAAGTTGAAGGGCAAAGCTGTTAAGCAAGTCGATCTTGACCTAGCAGAGCGTGTAGTTATATGTGATGCTTTGATGCACACGAGCATCGCTGGAGTTCATAGTTATGAGCAAGCAAAGGAAATCGCTAGCAAGCTAGGTACGCCAGGTTTGACTCAAGAAATTAAGGAGGCTATCTCCGATGACGTTTGATCCGGACACGGATGAGATCTACAGAGTCTGGTCAGAGCTACAAGATCGAGCCGAAGCATGGTTGGAGCGCTTCGACCTGGAAGAGGGGATAGAGAACGAAACCGATCCAGCGAGTGAATGGCTAAGGGCACGAGAGATCAGTGAGGACGGGATATTCGCTTATGCCGATGCGGAGTCTCACAAGGCTTTCAAAGACATAGCGAAAGAGGGTGCCCTTACCCCGTCCATGCTTACCTCGCGATTCATAGAGGCGTTCCAGGTTGGGTTCGAGGTAGCGGCGAAGCGGTACGCCTCCAAACCTCCGGTGTT